TCATTCGCCCAGGATCGCCACCGGCAGTGGATACCTGGCCTTGATCTCCTCGACCTTGGCCACCCAGGCGCTGTAGTCCGGCTCGGTACCGGCCTTGATCGCATCGAACTCGGCCTCGGTCTTGAGCGGATCACTTTCCAAGCGGTAGGCATCCGCCCGTGCCGCGACCGCGGCATCGTATTCAGCTTGGCGGCGATCTTCGGCCTGCTGCTCGGGGGTCACCAATTTGCTCCAGTCGATACTCATTTCGGCAGCTCCACGGGTCCGTCGACTTCCACTAGGATAGGTTCGACCTCGGCGCAGTACGCAGTCGAGATATCCGCAGTCACCTGATGGATGTAGCGCACGAAAAGGAAGTCACCTCGAACTTCCACCTCCTGTAGAGGGGTTACGCTTATGTACGCATCGGGAGGCAGGTACCCACCCGCTGCGAGCGGGGAGAAATCGTACTCTTCGCCGTCGATGGTCAACCGCAGGCCGGACACAGAAACCGAACTCACCCGCTCCTGGCCGGGCACCCCGACTTGCAGGTCAGGCTTCAGCATGAATTTCATCAGCGCCACCTCCCCGAAGCAATCACAGAGCATTCGATGAAGTTCCCCGCAGCCCAGCTACCCGACACGTAGGTCGGGCGCATGACTCGGACGTTGCACGAGCTGACCGTAATAGCAGCGACGAGAACCGGCCCGAGCTGCTGGAACTGCAACGGGTTGATATCCGCCTGCTGGCCTTGGATCAAGGTGGCGGTAACATTCGGCGGCGAGAAAAAAGACATGGGGAACGTGTACTGACGGGTCAGGATGTCAACCGCGCTGAAGTCTAGACGAAGCCTCGCGTAGACGATTTGAGTACCGTCGGCAAAACGCAGGCTGGTGCCAACGTTGGTAGCCGTGGTCCCGTTCTGTTGCATAATCGCGCCGTTCGGAGCATTCGACCCATCGACAGATACCGTACCTACGAGTTGGTTATCCGAAAGCATCCGCACCCAAGGCTGCCACGTTCCAACCGCCTTGCGACGGAAGTACATGAAATCGAGAGTACGCGGGATAAGCATCTGCACAGCGGTGCTTACGTCGTACGGGTGGTGATAGAGCATCGAGCCGATAGGGTTAAAAGACTCCAGGCCGGGCGGCAAGTTCGACCACGGCGGTGCTCCGATACCGTAGAAGCCGCATTCGTCCGGCGCGGTATTCGGGTCGCTTACTGCGCGACCGGACGACAAGCTTTTGGGCATGCCGCCGATGTAGCTCAGGGCGTTCGCCTGAGTGGATGCCGCGAGCATCGCGCGGCCGATGCTTGTCAGCGGGGTCTGCGACCAGCTATTCGGCCCTGTCTGGTATGGAAGCTGGTCAACGCCACCGAGCAGCAGGCTGAAGTTCTGCAGCCGGGGATCGAACAGGTTCGAGCGCGCGCCGGCAGCGGTTGCAGCGCCAGTGCCACCTTGGGCAATTGGCACCGTGTCTCCGTCGGCGAACTCGCGGAGACTGCCGTAGCCGTTTCCGTCGTTCTGCAACTTCGTCGGTCGTACATCAGCCATTGAAAAGCACCTGCAGGTTGAGCGTTGCGCCGCCGGCGGTGTACGCCGGCAGTTGGCCGTCAGGGTTCATCGTGAGCCGCAGCATGGAGCCATCGGCGAGATACCCAGGAACGGCCGCGGGGATACGGACGTTCATCGGATAGGCCACCACCACGCCCGCGCCGTTGGTGACGAACTGGTCGTAGCCGGTGCTGCGCCGGACGAAGTAGATCGCGTTCGGCTCCAGCGCGGCAGGCAGTTGCGCCACGACTTTATGGGTCTGGAGCACGGCCATTACCAGGCCGCCCCGTTCCACTCAGCCGGAATAGGCTGCCCGCCGAATCGCACCAGGCCGCCGTCTTCGCTGAACTTGTCGAGCGTCGACTTGTTCGCGTGCGTGTGCGCCTGAGAAACGGCGGTGTCGATCTGCGCTGGCGTCGACGTCGGGCGCCCGTTGATCGCGTCCCAGTTGAGCTCGACGTCCATCGACTCATACTCGGCCACCTTCAGCCAGGCGCTGGTCGCAGGGTTCCATGCGTACAACGCAGCGCCGGATTCGACTGTCGGGTCGGCGGAAGCGTCTTGAACCAGAACGAATATCGCCGACTCCGGCTCCAGAGCGTCGCGCGCGGCGATATCCGCAACGAACAGGATCGGCGCGCCGGTTCCGGGTAGGCTGGACAGCGCCTCGTTGATCAGCGCGTTGATCATCGCGCTGTTACCGATCGAGCGCGCCACGCCGGCGCTGTTCGTCAGGTAGGACTCCGAGTAGCTGCCGTTCTCGACGAAGTAGAACGAATCGGGTTCCAGCGTACCCGGCAGGGTTGCCACTTTGAAAAATCGAATCTGGGCCATTTCATCACCAATCAGTCGCGCCCCATTGGGCACCGTCTACGCCATCCCTCCCGGGAGGCCCTTGGTCACCCGCAACAACCACAAGCACATCGGCCGGCGGCGTCACGGTGACCGCGTATTCCTGCATCTCGCTGAGCACCAGCGGCTCGCAATCAACCTCGATCGCCAGCGCCCATGGCTCGGCGGTGTCATCCATCGCACCCTCCCCCACGGCTCACAGTGATCGGCCCGCTGTAGTAGCGGTGGACCGTGCCATCTGGGTATGTCACGTCCACGTCGTAGACCGCCGACGCCCATGCCAACGCCGCGGTATCGGAGGCCGATATCTCCCGCGAGATCGTTCCGGCGCCAGCGATCTCAAGGCCGGAGCCGAGCGCCAGCGTCATCAGCACCGTCCCACCTGGCACATCGCGGATCTGCATCCGCACCTCGGCGCCAGTGAGGTCAACCGGTGGCTGGTAGATCAGTTGCCCGCCAACAGGCGCCAGCCCAACGGCTGACAGCAGGTTGATCTCGACGGTGTTGTCGTCGATGGACGCGACCCGGTGAGGCAGTTGCCGAAGCCGGGCGCGGTTCAGTTCGGGCATGCCCTGGACGCCATCTATCCAGGCCAGCCACGTGACGGGCAATCCGTGCCCAGGGATGGTCAGCCGGACGGGAGCAGTCGGCGCGATCTGAGTGATCGGCCGGTAGACCAGGCTCGGTTGCATGATCCGCATCGTGTCGCGGAACGTCGCCCCGCGCTCCACGCGCAGGGGTACACAGGCCGGCGTCATGCGGCTTCTCCTTGATGTAGTGAGAGGGGCTAAACCCAACTGGTCAGGTACTGGATGCACTCCGGGCCGCGAGAGAGCTCTCCGGTGATCGGGTTGCAACTGGCTCGCACCCAACGATCTGCCGGCTCCCAGAAAAAGCCGCGCCGGTACTCATGCGCAGGCTTGCTCTTTGTCAGGGTGTCGGTAACCGTTCCAGAGGTCACGCCGCCAAGGTGCACGGCCGGCCCCTGGCGAACGCTGACGGTCGTTGTGGTCTGCCCCTCGGGATAGTCGAACGGATCGCGGATGTGGCAGATGGCTGCGCTGTTGTTGCTCAACGCGGCGAGCCACACCTGATGCTGGTCCTGGTTGGCCAGCATGTTCTCGCCGTTCACCAGCCACTGGTAGGTCACAACGGTGTTGACGATATGCATACCTGGGGGGAATGTCGTCGTCGGCGGGGTAACCACCGGACCACCCGTATGGTCTGGGTCGGTATAAGTCGTGACGTCATCCGGCTCCCCCGTACACTTCACCGTCCGAGTGATCTGCAGTCCTGTCCCTGGGATGTAGATCGCCTCGAACTGCTCGGTCAGCACGGAGCTGTCGACAACTGCCCCGGAGCCGCTCAACAGCGCAACCTCGCTGCTTCGCTCCGTCGCTGTTCTTGTCGTCACGCCTGGCTCGTTGCGGTACTCCTTAAGTGCATAGTGGCGTCGATTGTAGCGCGCGGTATGGATGTTGCCCTGAGCGTCATACCAGGCGGTCAGCAACCCGGAGGTCTGGTTCCACTCCTCTCGATGGAGCGTAGTTTCGATGGGATCGCCCGGCTGACTGCTCTCGTCGGTCACCTGATGAACCGGATTACCGAGCGCGGCCTGGCGGTTCTCGATCACGTCTATTGTGACCGTCTGACTGTGATCCGCCTCTGGATCTCGGATATCCGGGGCAATGGTCACCTCGACGAGACCATACAACCCCTGAGGGGCTCCAGATGGGGACGAACCGCTGACCACCGACGTTCCGGGCGGAGGGTCAATCTGCCGCATCCCTTCACCCTGTGTCACCACTACCCCCAGCAGCAACCGATTTCGGTAGACCCCCAGCAGCTTCAGGTAGTCCAGCTTGACGTTGTCACCAAAAAACCAGTAGTCGAAGTTGCTCCCTAGCAGATCTTTTACCGCGCACTCTGGCTGTCCTGCGCCCTGCCCAACATCCTCAAGCGCTATCTTCTTCCGAAGGGAGTGAATCGTTCCGCCCTTTGTCCAAAAATCGAGGTAGTAGCTGCCCTGCTCCACATTGAGGTAGATATCTACATACAGCGGGCGGCGCGGCTCCTCGTCGCTATCCCACCAGAGAGGAAGCCCCCTGAACGGCGCTTCACCAATGTAGGACTGCCCCTCGGCCGAGGTCGTCGCGCCGCCGTAGTACAACTGATAGTCGTAATTGCCTCCGCCTCGGATGATCGTTCGCCCCCACCACTTCCCGCCCTGCTCCTCGACCTGCGGGTCGTCCTGGTCCGGCAGGCCCATGTCGAACAGATGCGTATGATTCATCGGCCAGGTGCCGTAGTACGCGATCGCTGGGCGCGTCTCCCCGTTCGGCAGGGTGACGTAGCCGGCCAGATCCTTGTCCGGCTGGCGGATCTTTCCGTGCCACGGCCAGCCCATGCGAACGACCTCGCCGTCCCAGGGCATAAGTTGGTTCATGCCTTGAACTCCATGCGGCCGATATTCTCGCCGCCATCCTGCATCTCGAAGCTGGTGACGCGCTTGAACACAACGACAACCAGGCCATCGGTGCTCACGATCTCTTCATCGGCCACCGTGCGCTTCGACTTGTCGGTTTCGGCCAACGGCCAGGACACACCGCCCCCGCCGATCTGCTTGCCTGCAGGGTTGTAGTCGGCCCTGCCGCGCGCGGCATCCAGAGCGCCGCGCGGATCGATCTTGCGCAGTGCGCGCGCCTGACGCTCAGGCTCGATCAGCCGGTTGAGCGCCGCGGTCAAGCCCTGGTCACCGCGGCGCTCCGCTTCAACCCGTTGGCCGCCGGCGCGACGGATCGCTTCGTTCCTCGCGCCGATACCGCGGCGCTCATCTGATAGAGCCATGATCCACCTCCTTATGCCGGCGCTGGCACGTCAGCGAGCACAAGCATGGTCATAGTTCCGGCGCCGGCGTCGTAATACACCCGCGCCCAGGCCTCACCAGCTAGGTCTATGCCTCGGATCTGGAATCCATACTCGCGGGTTGAAGCCCAATTCCTCTGCATCCCGACGATGAACGTCCCACCCGGCAAATCGACGCCACCCTCGGTCCCGACGAAAAACACTGAATCTGCGTTCCCCTTGACGTGCAAATCAAATTGCCGAGAAGAGGCTGTGTCGATATCGACAGCCCCGATCTCGTTCTCAGGAATGTTATTCAGAGGCGCCTCGACAACTGCGTGCTGCGGCCCAAGCGAGAAATTGCCCGCGCCAGTTATGTGCAGTACTTCGGAGGGAGCGCTTCCACCGCCGCCGCCCTGCTTCACCCAATCCGCCGCAGAGGCCGTGCCCTTGGCAAGGTATTGGTCACCGTTTGTCGTGTTTACGTAATGAGCGCCCACGCTGGGCGGGGCCGAGGGTGGAGCGCCAGCACCGGACAGGACGTGCGTAACAGTTGCCATCAAATGTTCTCCATGATCAGGTTGTTTCCGGCGCCATCGACGAGAGCCGAACCACTCGCATCGACCAGGGCTCCGTCGGGAGTGCCGCCCTCCAAGGCCGCGATTCGCGCTTGCAGTGCCATGAGATCGCCGGCCGTGACGGCTGCATAGATCGCCGACCCCGCCGGCCAGTTGCCGTCGGCGGTGGCTTCCTGGGCGCGCTCGATCGTCACCACCCCACCGGCGCGGGCGGTTGCTTTCACGATCTCATGCTGAGCGCCGGCAGCATCCGCCAGCGTCAACAGCACCCAGTTACCGCCAGAGAGCGGCAGCAGCGCGGCGGCAGCATCCGGCACCGTCAGGCTCAACTCGCCAGGCGAAAGGCCGGCGCTCAGCGTCGTCTTCCAGTTGTTGATCCAGGCTCTCGCCATCGCTACATCTCCAGTACGTCATCAGGTACAGCTACCCGGTAGGTGGCCGCGATCTCCGGCGCATGCTCGTCCCGGTAGGTCTCCGGAATGTCTTTTGCGGTCAACGAGAAGCGCCGCGGGAACAACTCAGCGCCGGGGTCTCGGTTGCTCCAGTTGCCTGAGAAACCATCCGCCTCATCGTCATACGCGGGACTGCCGTTGCGGCCCCCGAGCTGCGTCGTGAGTTGTCCTCCGCCCGACGGTGGACTGACGGGATCGGACGAGCCAGCAGGAGGAACAAGGGGGTCTGCTGCGCCGCCCCCGCCTCGCATCACCGCGATAGAGATCGTGGTCAGGGCGCTACCGGATGCGAGGTCGAGCCGGTCGACAATGCGTCGACACTTGCCCACCGCGCGCGCCCCCTGATCATCGAGGCGGAGCGTATGCACTAGGTCGATCGGTAGAACCATGCTGGTGGGCACGTCCCACGTCACAGTCGTTCCACGGTGCGCGGCGATGAGTGTCGTTGCTCCCTGGGCCAACAAGCAGTTCAGCGCGGACAAACGCCGGCTGCCATCCTTCTCGTCGTCGTAGCCGGTGCTGCCGCCGGTGATCGGGTCGCTTTCCCAGCGCTCGGCCCTGTCCGACTCGATCTCGAACGAGGCACGCTGCCGACCGACAATCGGACCGGTCGCCGCCACGCTCGGCTGAACCTCCATGACAAACCGATAGCGCTCTGTAACGGACTGCACCCAGCGCCGGCCAGCAATCCAATTTCCGCCGAGCAGCAGCTCGGTGAAGTTGTTTACCCATGCCGCCGGCGGATTGCAGTAGACGCCCGTGGGCGGCAGTGGATACCAGGTCGCATAGAACAACGTCTGACCGCTGCTTTCGGTCGCCGAGGTGATCATCTCGACATCAGGTAACTCGGTGTCGTCGCCGCGCCAGTTGCAAAACCCTGCCTCGCCAACAGCGTTACCAGTGCCGGGGTGCTGCCAACCATACGAGGCGTTCAACTGCCATAGCCGGCTGAATCGGTAGTCGCACTCGATCTCGACCCTGTTCGTCTGCGAACTCAGGTCGGCCAACTCGACCGCAAGCGATCCGTATACCGTAGAGCCTTGGCCGAACTCGTAGGCAGGTGCCACCGAAAGCCATGACGTGACGCGGAGAGCACCATATGGCGAACAGTCCAAGCTCCCGGTTACGCTGGTCAAACGCTCCTGGGCGTAGTCCCACCGCGAGCGTCCATCGACCGCCTCGAACACATCGGCGGACCAGGCGCCGCCGACCAGGGCGTCGATGGCCGCAATCTCCATGGCCTCTACACGCTGCTGCAACTGGTCCGTGCAACTGACGTCCAGGACGCGCCGAACAGGATTCCAGGCTGGCTGCGTAACCCTTCCCGTAAACCGCCGGCCCTGACTCTGCTCGCCGGCGGTCTCCGTTGCGTAGTCGATGGTTACGGTTCGACCAATCCAGTCCGTAGGGACAACAGGGCCGTCGCCGAGATAGATCGAAAAGGACGCGACGCCAGCCGCCCCCTCTTCACGATCGACCTCGATCTCCCCGGTCAGGAGCGGTGTAACGTCGTCATCGCCAACACACACGATTGCTCGCCATGTGAAAGCGTAGCCTGGGATGATCGGCTCAGGACCAGGCACAACGGATTGAGCGGCCGAGTTCAGCGCAGCGCTATTGAGCGGTCCACCGTTGAGCATCAGATTTCCTCAGCGACAATTTGCCAGGTCCGGCTGTTGTTCGAAGAATCAAGCGCTTCAGGAGGGATCGACGCGAAGACGTGGAACAGCGGCCACCACTCGACGCGGTAGAGTTGCGCACCCGGGATCTCCGACACAGTTATCACCTGGCCGGCAGACGACACGTCCGTTCTGACCCACTCACGACCGACCAGCGCCAGCCCCCATGGACCGGCGTCCGGCCGAACCTCGCCCGGGATGGTGAATACTCGGTCGGCGGCAGTACGACCCGAGACGCCAAGCGACGCATTGCATCGCAGCTCCAGCGGGCTGTCGAAGTCGAGCCCAAGCATCCCCGTCCCGATCCATCCTGATCCGCTGATGGTGATTGCCGTCTTGCGCCAGTGCGTCATCTGTACTGCCGCACCTCCGCTGAGCCTCAATCGCTCGACGCCGCCATCTACAGCCTGGTACTGACACTGCGGGGCGCCACCGTGTATCACGATCGGTATTCCCCCGAGCATCACGTTCGGAATGATCATTCCCAACTCCATAAAAAAGCCCGCGCGAGGCGGGCTTGGTCATTTTGGGCGCGTCCGCCCGAACTTCGAGGCGGCCTTGCGTATGTCTCGGAGCGTGTCGTGTGTCCCGAAAACGGTGAAGCCGGCATCGTCTCCACCCAGGTTGAGGGTCAGCGATCCCAGGTTTTGCATGGCTGCCAGCGGATTCGCCTGCTGAAGCGCCGCGGTCGGAATCTCGGGTATCTCGGGGAGAGTTCGTTGATACCTCTGCGACATCTGCAGCGACTGCACCGCGTTGAAGATGCGCTCTCCTCCGCGCATCATCATCAATTCCGGCCCACGCTCCCCAACCCACGCCATACCAGGGGGAGCGCTCTGCGTACCAGTGGCAAACCCGGGTATCTTGGGGGTGATGCTGGGCACGCCAGGCAAGCCCATCTCCGGAGGCGGAACCAGCGTGATGGGTATCACGAGTTGCTTAGCCAGTCCGGCGGCGATGTCGGCAACCTGTTGCTTCAAGGTCTCCGCGCTTTCGAAGTCCATTCCGAACGACACCTCGACGTTTTGCACAGCCTTGATGCGCTCCTCGAGGTCGGCCAGGTTCAGGCGGTTGACGTCATCCGCAGCCTTGGCATTACCAGCCTCGACCTCTGCGGCCTTGTTGGCGATGCGCTCCACCTCCTTGGCCACGCCTTCGAAGCCGTAGCTGTTCGCGCCAGCGTCCTTCAGTTGCTGAAGGATCTGCAGCGCGCGGCGCGCCTCCTCGATCGCCTTTTGGTTGTTGCCGGCGGTCAGCGCGTTGCGAGCCGAGGCCTGGGCCGCAGTGGCATCACCGAAGGTCTGCGTTCCGGAGGTGGGCGTCGCCTGGATGCCCTTCACCAGGTCGGCAAACTCCTTGCGGACATCTGCCTGGCGCGAAAGCGCGTCGTTGAGGTTCTTGGTGGACTGTTCAAGGAGGGCCTTGGTCCGAACAACCTCAGACTGGAGATCAGCGACGTTCTGTTCCCGAGCCCGCTTCAAGGCATCATTCTGGCGCTTCACGATCTGCTCTTGACGCGCCTTCTCTGCGGCGAGCGTGGCTGTGAGGCTGCCCTCGCCCTTTTTCACCAGCGTATTCGCCGTGTTGATCCCCTTGGCAACATCGTTCAACTGGTTCGCAACCCAGTCGACGATGCCTGTTTCCTTCGCGCGACGCCCCCAATATTTCTGGGTTTCGGAAAATATCCGGTTCAGCCCTGCACCAATCTCCGGGGCAAACGACGCCATCTCCTCGCGGAGCTTCGGCAACTCCTTCCGCAGCGCGATAACGATCTGCTCCGAGGTCAGTTCACCGGCGGCAGCCATCTCGCGAAGCCGGCCGACAGTCACTCCGAAGGAGTCCGCCAGGGCGCCAGCAATGCGATCCGAGGACTCCAGAACGGTATTGAACTCTTCGCCCCGCAGGACACCACTGGCGATGGCCTGGGAGAACTGGGTAATGACCGAGGCCGACTCCTCGGCAGATGCCCCACCAATTTTCAGGCCGAGCGACACCGCCTCTACGGTTTCGAGGGCGGCGCGCTGATCCATGCCCGCATCCCGAAGCGGGCGCTGCAACCGCGAATAAAGGCCGATGAGGTCGCCGACGTCGCCCTGAACATCATCCGCGATACGGTCGAGTTCGATCTGCGCGGTGTTGAATTCTTCCTGCGAGCGGGTCGCCAGGCGAAGCCGGGAATCGAGCCGGCCAACAGTGTCAGCCCCGTTCGCTAGCTTCGCCGTTGCAGCGCCTACTGCGGCGGCGAGACCCGCAACCGCCAGCGCTGGACCGCTCCCGCGGAGAGAGCCGATGCTCGACAGCCGCGAGCCGGCACCAAGCGAGTTGAGTTCACCCTTGGTCTCTGCGATCTGCTTCTTGAGCGCCCGCTGGGCAATCGCAAGCTCCCTTGTGGACAGCGTTCCGCTCGACCGAAGCAAGCGATATTGCTGGTTCAACTGCCCGATAGCAGCCTGCAGTTCGCGCACCCTGGCTACTCCCAGGGTGCTACGCGCTTGCTCCAAGTTGAAGCGGCGCTGCTCTATCGCGCTCTGCTTGATCGCTGCGGCCTGTTGCCGGAGGCTGGTGGTGGCCGCATCATTCCGGCCCGCCTGGAGGTTTCGATCCAGCTCCCGCTGGAGCCGCTGCCGTTCGGATGTCAGGCTCCTCGTATCCAGCCCGGCCTGCTTCAACTCCCGGCGCATCGCTCCGAGCTTGGCTACCTGGACGGTCTCTGCCCGCTCCAGGCTTCGCAGGTCCGAAATGGAGTCCCGGTAAGCCTGCTGCAATTCGCGACTTGGCCTGATCGTCGATGCCAGCTCGTTGCCGAGCGTGCGGATCTGCTCGCGCGCAGAGCGCGCCTGGCGTTGCGTGTCCTCGAGGGTGCTTTCGAGAGCAGTGAAATCGTTTAAACGCTTGAGAGGTTGCGCGACCTGCCTGACCAGTTCGGCATATTCCTTGCGGAAGCCTGACACCTCGCGCAGCGCATCATCGAGGTCAGCGGTCAGCCGGATCTTTACGTCAGCCATTTCATTCAGCCTTCAGCGCGGTCAAGAACAGCGACCAGGGATATTCAAGGACGTGGTGATGCCCAAGCCTCACCAGAACGCAAATGGCGCGCTCCAAACTCCTTATGGCTTGTCGCGGAGTTTCGAGAGACGGCCCAGCATTCCGAAAAAATGCGGGTTCACCTCTTTACATGCATCCCGCAACTTGGCGAGTTGGCTAGGCCGGAGATCGTTAATTTGGCTCTTCGTAACCGACGTCATCAGGCACAGATCGGATAGCCTGATATCTTCGAAGAGGACATTGTTGACGAGGTCTTGGTCGCTGACCTCTTGCATTAGCTTTCGAACATCCGCAACGCTAAGTTCCCGAACGGTCAACTCAACGCCATCAATATCAACAACCCGACTTGCTGTGAATGTGGACATTTTTGACTCCATAAAAAAGAAAACCCCGCAAATAGCGGGGTCGGTAACTGAAATAAAACCATCAGCAGCCAGAAGTGTCCCAAGACAGCTCACTTGTAAAGTCAGCCCCTCCAGGCTTTCTGACAACATAGAAACCGGCGCCGTTGAAGATCAGCTCCCACTCCGGATCGGCAGAGCCATCCGAGCGTCCGAAGAACCCATCCTTATTGACGTAAGGAGGAGGCGAAGAACTGGTGTCACAGCTACCTTCAGAACTAATAGGCGGCTTAGGAGACTTCGGCGCCTTCTTAGCAATCTCAGGTATTGAACCATTGTACGCAAATACAACACAGCCAGAATCCAGTCCATTGGACCCAATAGCTTTGTACTCTTTAGATGAGAGCTTACTTGCGACCTCCCAGTCATACTTAAATCCGTACTGAACAGCGTCCCCGCTTCCGCCGGTTATGATCTTTTCCGCTTTACGTGCATTGCTGATAGTTATTGTCCCATCAGCTACGCAGACCTGCGCCCCGGTCTTATTTGTCATGGCCATCGCACGCGCATAATCGAGGCTCTTTTGCAAATCATTGCGCGCCGAGGCCATGCTATTGCCTTTTATGAGATTCACAAACGACGGAATGGCGAAAGCGACCATGACACCCAAAAGCACGACAATGACCATCAGCTCGACAAGGGTAAATCCGCGCGACCTAGAGTACATTTCAACCCCTCCCTAAATGCCGCCACTGTAGCACCACGCGGGCGAGCCCACATCCGGCGTCCCTGCCGGGCATGAACGGCGTCACACCGTCGCCAGTTCCTTCTTGATGTTGAAGTACTTCGACTTTCCAGCACCGACCTTGGTTGGGTCCATCAGCACCTTGGCAGTGGCCTCGGCGGCCAGGAAGTCTTCGGTGTTGATCCAATCCTGCTGGCTCGACGGGTTTAAGCGGCAGAGGAAGTAGCGCGCCTGGATGCGGCGCTGGGTACCAGCGGCGTTCTCGCCCTCGAAGAGGAACTCGAACGTCTTGCCGCTGTTGGTCAGCGCCTCGATCACATCGACGGTGGCGGACTTGTAGGTCACCTTGATCGGTGTGGCCGCAGAGATCGCACCCCCTTCAACGATTTCGAGGCCGGCTCCGGTCATGTTCCAGTCGTCGAACTCTTCGTAGGTAGTGGTGCCGTCATCGCTCTTCACGCTGGTGATCTCCAGCGGCATGGCGTCGAGCGCGATCGTGCCTCCCGGAACGGCGGTGTGCGCTTCGTCGGTGTGGGTGGCAGAGGGAACGTTGGTGGCGTCGCCCCACATCAGGGCCGCCAGCATCGAGGTATGCAGTTCGCGGAAGTTGATCCCCAGGCCGACCGAGGAGATGCGCGATACCGAGTCGTACTCGCCGCCCTGCGGAGTGGTGGTGTCGGGTAGCGTGATCTCACTGCTCTCGATGGTCTGCTGAATGGTGGATACCAGACCTACCTTCTTGAAAGGCCCTGTAGTCCCTGCCTCGCGTGCCTTAAGCCAGCCGCCGATCACGTACGTCTCTTTCTCGATAGCCATATCAGGCCTCCTTCTTGATCACGCCTTCGCGGCGCAGGAATTCAACCTGGTCAGGGCTGACGTTGATCTTTTCGCCGGCCGCCTTCTCCTCGCCCTGGTGCCAATGCACCTTGGCCAGGGTGACCTCGACGGCTTTGTTCAGTGCAGCCGGAGGCGCGGCGTCGACCGTGGCCGGCACCTGGGGATCGCTCTTCATGGGTTACCCCTCGATGATGGTTTTCAGATAGACAGGGATTCGAATCACGGCAGCGGCCACTCCATCACCCGGCGGGTACGGCTCAGGCGCCCCCAACGTCAGCCCGGTAATGCCGCGCTCTCGGGGCAGCCAGCGCAGGAAATGCCCCTTGGGGGCAGGCATCAGGCACGCCAAAAGGTCTAGCTGTAGGTCCTCCAGAGCCTCCTCATAGTGGTCATACCCACCTTGCACCGCGCCTACCACGTCGAAGCCGCGATGGAAGCGAACGGCGGCATCAAGATGCTCCGGCGGCTGCTCCTTGCCGGGCTGGACGACAATCAGCGGAAAGCCCTCGTGCCGTTCCTTGACCAGTTCGTTAAACCACCCGGAGAGCACACGAGTGCCAGCGTCTGTCCGGTATCCCTGGTTTGGCGTGATGGTTTGCAGGCGCGCCAGCAAGGCCAAGCGGCCGATCGTGAGCACGTTCGGCTTCATGCTTCCTCCTCGATCGTTGCTGCCGTCAGCAACCAACCGTCGTTCGCAATGAGCTTTTCCACGAGATAGCGCGACGACCCGATGACGAAGAGGTCGCCACGCGATGCCGTGGGAACGTCCTTCGCCAGCCAACTGATCCCAACCTTGTCCGTGATGAAAACCCCATCAGGTCCCTCGTAGGTGAGGTTTCGGTCGACCTGCAGCGGTATCCCCCTGATCGGGGGACGACCGATGCCGCGGAACTCGCCCACGGCATCAGATAACCGCTGTTGCCCACGTTCGTGGAGCCGTTGGATCAGCCGGCCAAAACGGCCCGGCGCGCTCATTGCTGGATCAGCATCGCCGACGCGAAGCCGTCAACGGTGGGCTCGGTGATCTTGCCGAACGCCACCGAGTCGGCAGTGGCAGCAGCTACCAGTTCCCCATCGAGCACGCTGCACTTGGCACCCTGGGTCAGGCCAGCGGCAGCAGGCAGGCTCCAGACGCCGCCAGTTTTTCCGGCGAACGGCTCGCCCGCGGCGGCATCTACCAGCGGCACCACCACCAGGTCTCCGATCACCGCCGGCACGCCAGATTGAACGCCGCCAGCAGGCGCGATGAGAGTCAGGACGTTGCCGTCCTCCACATAGTTCTTCGCCATGGTTGATTCTCCTAATGGCAGAAACAGAAAGCCCCGCTAGATGCGGGGCTCGGGAGTTGGCACCGATCAGGCGCCGTTGGATTTCTGCAGGCCACGGAAGTCCAGCGGCGCCACGCCGGCGTCGATGCGGACCTTGCTGGCCACGCCGTCGACAGTGAAGCCTTCCTGTTGCTCCAGGTACGGAGTATCGACGCCGTCCAGGTAGGCCACCTCGATGGTGTCAGAGCCTTTCTTGGCAGCCATGTACCAGGCGGTCGCCGAGGAATCGTCCAGGCGCGGCTCGCCGATCACCTGCGCGAATGCGCGAATCGGGTTGACGATGCCGCTATTGACGTCGGCGCCCGGCACGGACTCGGAGTTGATGATCTGGTTGGCCTTGTCCTCGAGTGCCACCGGAGTCAGAACGAAGCCCGGACGGATGTTGAGGGTGCGCCCCTTGCCCTTCTCTACCTGGGCTTTCTGGGTGGCCATCTGGGTCTTGGCCTTGCTCAGGCTGTCGATGGAAAGCGCCGAAGCCGCGCCAGTGAGCAGGTTGCTGTGGTCGGCATGGAACAGAGCCTTGCCATCGCTCATCGCCGGGTTACCGGTCAGAACCGCATAGACCAGGTCGCCGATGGTGGCCTTGGCAGCCTGGCCCAGCTTGAACGGGATATCCGAGAGCATCTGCAGGTCGTCGTTGATGATCGCCTGACGAGTGATGCTGAACAGCTCTCCGTAGGTGGCCAGGATGATCTGCTCGCCGCGCTCGCCGAGGGTAACGTACTTGTACTCGGCGCCCTCACGCACCTGACGCAGCGAGGAAAACTCGCCCAGCCCGACGCGGCGCGCCGGCTTGAAGTCAGTGAGAATGCCGGACTTGGTCCACAGCGGGAAGGTTTCTTCGGCCTCTTCCCAGCCAGCCAGCACCGACTTGTTGGCGACATCCAGAAGGATCAGGCCGAAGTCGCTGGAAGTGTGGGTGAAAGCCAAGCCGACCATTTGTGGCGCGTTGAGCGAGGCCACACCGATCCCACGATCGACCAGCGAGGCGCGGGCCAGTTCGCGGAGCGTCATGCCGTTGTACGCGTTGTCAGCCTGGCGCTCGCCTCGACCGATGCGGGCCAGCACGCTCGCGCGCACCGAGTCACCCACCAGGTTGCCGTTGCCGGCATGGATGTGGGCCCCGCCACTCAGGGCGGCAGCCGGCTGGGTGTCGGCGCCAATGGCAGCCAGCAGCTTCTCGCGCGCCTGGTCGACTGTGATGTTCATGTCGTTCAAGCAGGTGGCGAGCAGTTCGGCGTGCCCGGTGGAAAACGCGCCGAAGGCAGCAGTGATTGCGCTGCGGCGACCAGATTCCTCGGCGAGGATGCGGGCGCGAATATCGGCCTCGGTTGGGGCAGCGGCCGCGGGAGCCGCCGGCGCGGCCGGTGCCGGAGTCGGCGCGGGAGTGTTGGCCGGCGCGGCGGGGGTCTGGGCGCGCGGGGCCAGTAGAGTTTTCAGAGCTTCGGGCATGTGGGCGAACTCCTGCATGCGTTTGGAGGAAAGGTGAGCGGCCGCTCGCAGCGGCTCAGTGAGCTGGTCGGCGAAGCCGGCAGCGACGGCCTCTCGGCCATTCATCCAGGTCTCCTCCTTGAGGAGCGCCTTGATGTCGTCGGCGGACTTCCCGGTCTTGTTGGCATAGGCCATGACCAAGGTGTCCTCGACCTTGTCGAGCAGTTCGGCATAGCGGCGCATGTCGTCCGCATCGCCGCCCTGGATGCCCCAGGGCTTATGCACCATCATCATGGCGTTCTCGGGCATGTAGATGGTGTCGCCGGCCATGGCGATGACTGAGGCCATCGAGGCAGCCAAGCCATCGATGTACACGTCGACGCTGGCCGGGTGGTTGCGCAGCAGGTTATAGATCGCCGTCCCCTCGAAGACGTCGCCGCCCGGGGAGTGGATGTGCAGGTTGATCTTGGTCAGGTCGCCCATTGCCTTGAGGTCTCGAGCGAACTGCAGCGCGGTGATGCCCCAGACGCCGATCTCGTCGTACAACAACACCTCGGCGACGCCGCGACCGGCAGCCTTAATGCTGTACCAGGACTCATGCGGGGCGTTGGCCTCAGTCAGCGCCGCCGCCATCGGCAGCATCAGGTTTTTATGGATCAGGGTTTGATGGCTGCCCATCGGCGCCTCCATTGTTGCTCTCGTTGGGGAAATCCGGGCCAGGCACGGGTAGGCCGGCGCCGTATCTGTTGACGAGTTCGCGAGCCTCGTCGGCGGTAAGCATCTTCCCGACGCCCAGGTACACCTTCTGCACCGCCTCAACTGGGTCCATCCCGGACTTGACCAATTGGTGGTAGGCATCCGAACTGAAGACCAGGCCGGCCGCCCGGTTCGCCTTGATCTCCGTCTCACGCGACTTCTTCAGCTCGCGCGGATCTCGACCACGGGCGCGGGCAACTTCCGCCTCATCGGCGAAGCCAGCCTTGACCAGCAGCTCCCATGCGTTGGCCTCATGCATCGGGTTAATCCATGGCATGACCGGCCCCTGGTAGACCGCCGCGTAGAGAGTGCGGTGATCAACGTCGGCGGGCAGGCGCTCCTTCCGAGCCAACAGGTACATCTGCAGCCAGGCCCGATAGACCGGCCGGCACCAGTAGTCGATGAACTCGTGCTGCAGCAGGTCGTAGCCCAGCCAGCCCTCGACCAGTTCCTGGCGCTGCGCCGAGTAGGTGCCGTCGTAGGCCCTGGATACCGAGGAGTAGGTGCTGCGAGTGCCGGCCCCGATCATCCGCAGTTGGCCGTTGCGGAAACCTTCAAGGAAGGGGTTCGGCCGGTTGCTCTCGATCATCCCAACGTCTTCGCCTGGCTCGAGGTCGTCGAAGACCATGCCGGGGGCGATGGGGATCGTTCGGTTCTTCCGGTCCTTGCCGGGCTCCACCGAGTAGCTGTCGGGGTTGCCCTTCTTGATATACATCGCCAGGGCAGCACTGATGCGCGCCGCCACCCGCTCGCTCTCCTCGTAGTCCTTCAAGTCGGCAAGGCGGATAAGCACTGCGTGCAACATCGGCACGCCTCGGTTCTGGCCGATCCGCTTGCGGTAGGCGATGTGGATGATCCGTTCCGCTTCGACGCGCTTCACCGCCAGGCTGCCGCCCAGCGTCTGCAGGTTGCCGGGGTGATCCTTGAGAAGGTGATAGGCCCTTTTCCGGCGCCAGGTGTCACGCTCGATACCCTGGACAATACCCTTCGACAGGTTGTTGTAGCTGAAGGGCAAGTAGTCGGGCTCCAGCAGCTCCAGGGCGAAAGGCACCGACGTGGCGAACGTGTAGTTCGGGACTCGTCCCATCAGCTTCTGCGCCAGTCCCTCGCCATCGCGCAGCCAGGTGCGGCACATCAGCCGCTCTACCTGGGGCCTCGTCAGCTCACCAGAGGTTTCAGGCGAGAGCGACCACTCGGCCCACGCGCTGCGGATCTCCATGGCCAACTCGGCATGCACCGAGCCATCCAGGCGCAGCGGCAGCGGTTCCACGCCGATACCACTTCCGCCCACCACCCTCTCCTCGAGGCGATCGAGCAGGCCGGTAACCAGATCGTGATCTTCGTCCAGTTTCCGGCACTGCTCTCGCATAGAGACCGCAGACCTCTGTAGCGAGGTGTCGGCGCCTAGCGGCTGACGCTTGGCCTTGTGGGTTCTCCCTGGCCTGGCAGCCTCATATGCCTGGATTGCCTCGCGAGCGGCCAAGCGCCGAGCCACCAGCTCGGGGGCCAAGGGTTCCAGTAGTCGATCGATCAGGTTCATCAGCAGAACTCCGCCAGTGCCGGGCCAGGACGGCGACCGGCGGCGCGGTCCCGCTCTGCGGCTGCGCGGCGCTCCCACTCCTGGCGTCCGGCGCGGATCTTCTCGATATCCTCCATGGTGTGGGTGCGTCCGTTGAAGATCACTGTCCGCCCTTCCAGCACGGCGGCCTCGGCCTCCAGGTATTTGTCGAGCATCTGCTGCGCTGTCAGAGCCATGGTCCGCTTCCAGTGTTGAGCCAGCCCTGGGAGGTGCTGGCATGGTTATCGTTCGAAGGTTGCTGTTGGGCGACCGGCTCCGGCACGGGATCAACGCGCACGCGCTCCAACTGGTCGAGGTCGAGGCCGAAGCGCTGCTGGCTGATGCGCAGCGCGGCAAGGGCGTACACGAAGCAATCCAACGCCTCGTTTCGGCGCCCGCCGGAATCCCAGCGCAGGACGCGAACACCCTTCGCCATCACCGGCTTCTTCTTCTCGGCGGTGATCTGCTTCAGTTCTTCTTCGTCGCAGATATCGCTGTCGATCGGAAAGTGCACACAGCCGGGCGTCGGTTGCCACGGGATGGGCACATCAATGCGCAGGCGGCTGTAGATCAGCTCCTTCGCGTTATCGGTGCCCAGTTCGGTCTTGTAGACCTTGCGCTTGCGGCGCTTCGGGAAGTTGGCGATTGGCTTGCCGTATGTGCTGGCCCCGAAAGTCGGAACCACCCAGTGCACACCATGCTTGATGCTCTCGGCCTCTACCTCATCGGCATAGTGGCCGCCGGCATCCCAGCACCAACGCTCGACACGCATTGGAACGCCGTCAGCCCGAGTGAACTGCCGGTGAATTTCCAAGCCGACCTTACGCCGCAATTCCTCACTGGCCGGATCGCCGGTCAGAATGAAACGGTGAACAAGCCATGCCTCCTCGCCCAGGCCGAAAGCCCAAACACGGCCCTCGTAGCGGTCGTCCTGGGTGTCGATTCCGCCCATCAGGACAAGCGCTTGCGGCGGCACCTTCGGGTAGTTCTCGCGGCGGGCATAGAGCGTCTGCCACTCCACCCGCTCTCCCTCGTCCTCAACCCATACCTCGCCGAGGATGGTGTTGGTGAAGGTCTTCAGCTTCTCGCGATCACCCTTGACCTTCAGCCATTCGTCGATCAGGTCAAGCCAACTGGTCCACGTGCTGTACACGGCCCAGCAGTAGAAGGCGACGGAACGCGGCGTCCTGATCGGCTGGTCATCCGGGCCGAACCACTCCATAGCGTCCCGCGTCCAGATTCCCGAAACTTCGCACTTCCAGCGGCCTCGCTCGGAGGCAACCACCATTTCGTGGTGCTCAAACGTCCCGCAGCACCGCTCGTTCTCGCAGGCGTACCAAACTGAAGAGGCCTCGCCTAGATCGTTCGCGATGTACTTCACCCCAAAGGCGCAATCTTTACCGCCCCACTTCAGCGTCTGCTCATGCCCACAGTGCGGGCACGGGATGTAGTACCGCAGGCGACGCGGAGACTCATCGGCCGCCTTCGTGATCTGGCATTGGCCCTCGGTACCAGGCGTCGATCCACGGATGGACTTCGGGTAAACAGCACCGCGCAGACGTTGGTCGCCAAGGAACGTTGGGGAACCTTCACCTTCAATATCGGCGTCGAACTTCGACAGCTCGTCATAGATCACCTCGTCGGCAGATCTCTCGCGGTAGTTGCGAGCAGCCTTGCCGCCGAGCGTCCAAAGGGTCCGCCGGTTTGCAAACACCTTGGTGTCTAGCGTGTTGTCGCTATGCTTGCGGCCATACCATGGGGCCAGCGCCAGCAGCACAGGCACATCGCGAATCAGGCCATTAACGTGGCTCTTGCTGATCCCCTCGGCGTCTGGGTCAGTCGGGCTCCACATCAGCACATTACGGCGCTTGTGCTGAATCTTGTAGCCTATGTTGGCCATCAGCATTTTCGTGTAGCCGATGCGTGCCGACTTCACGAAGTTTACGACCCGAATCAGGTCGTTACCCATGGCGTTCAGGATGGCGACCTGAAATGGCGCCGTCTTCCACTTGCCCTCGTTGTACGAGGATTCCGCCGACATGTAGAAACCGTCGTCGGGATCTTCCGCCCACTCCACCGCCGTCATCGGCGGCGACTTGTACAGGCCCTGCAAACCTAGATCGACCGCTTTCCGTAGGTCATTCATCCAGGGTGGCAGAGTACTCATCAAGGATTTCCGGTAGGTCTTCGGCAAACTCCACGGCCAGATTTCGGGCCAGCGCTATCTCGCGCTCAAAGGCCTCCAGCACCAACGGCGGTGTATCGGGTATTTGGCTGCGGACCGTCTTGCAGACCGTCTCCAGTTTCGAGCCGATCTTGGACGCGATCCTGGCAAGAGCGAAGGTGGCGAACGGAGTCGGAACAAGGGTCTTCGCTTGGACCTGGTTCTTCTGCTCCTGGGCGTCAGCCTGAGCAGTCGTCAGTCGCAGGCGCTCCTGTAGCAATTTCTTTTCAGCGAGCGGGTCGAGACCTTCCGCATCTAGGCCCTCAGGTTGTTGTTTCTGGGTCGCATGATCGAGGCGATTCTGTAGCACCGCCTGGGCGGTATAGAACACCTCGCGGCCGATCTTGGCGGCAGGCTCAACGCCCCATTTATCAAAGGCTTGCGGAGAAATCCCGAGGCTCGCGGCCATCTCGGACTTGTTCAGCCACCCGCGCTTTTTTTGGAGGTCTTCTGTGCTCATGACAAAACAACAACCAACCTCCGAAAAAAGGTCATACATATGTGGCGCGCGGGGCTCGAATTACCCTCTGACGGGGGCGCCCCGGGGAGGACCCGCGACGCACCACTTTGGTGCATCAGTCAGCGCCTCGCAGCGAACCGAGCAGCAACGCCGCGCATCGCCACCTCGAACTCGCGTGGCAGGTTCTCGTCGGCGTACTGCTGCGCGATCTCGAAGAAGCTCAGCCGGCGGCGGTACGAAGGGCGAGACACGAAGGCCATGATGACCGAGACAGCATCCCGGCCTCGGCCTGTGCGCTCAGCAATGCCTATGGGCTGGCCCTTACGGGTCATGACGAAGTAGCGGCGAGCATTACCCTTCGCTCGGCTCCGTCTGCTATCGGTAGCGTTCGCGTTGTACCCGGCCTGGCTGAAGCCGCGGATGCCGCTCAATGCCTTGGTGACCTGGCCGCGCCTGATGTTCCCGTAGCGATCCAGGTCCGCGCCGGCACCGGGCACCACGTACTTACCTTCGGGCAGTATCCCCTTGGCCCTGAGCTGAAGCTCGGCCGGCTTGTTCCGACGCGGCCCACCGTAGACTTCGGGGGCAATCCACACCGATGCAGGCTGCGCACCGTCCGCTTCGTCCTTGAACCAAACCCGCGCTTCGAGCCGGTCTTTCCTGGCTGGCACCATGCGCAGGCTGTTCAGGGTGTACGGGGTCGGGCGGTCGAATACGACACGCATCTCATCGCGCAATCGATCCATCAGGCCTTGCGCGGTCCGCGTAAGCGCAGTAGCTGTCGCGTAAGGAATCTGCCGCTGCTCAAGCTCGGTCAGGTCGCCGAGCTGCTGCTGGAACCCTTCCGGCTTGATGCTGATCATCTTCTGCAATACCTCGGCAGGCCGGCGATGTGCTTACGCAACGCCTCAATCATCAGTTCGCGTCGCTCGACTCCGGCTCGGAGATCAGAAACAACTTGTCCATCAGCGGCAGCAAGGACGGCTCTCCCTGCATCAGCGCTGCCGGAGGCTCCGGGAGCCTGGTGCACTCCGTCTGCGGGGCAGCGGGCTTTGACGTACACGACGCGAGCACCAGTGCCGATAGCATCGCGGCGCAATTGGTTTTCTTCATGGGAGGCCTGTAGTGCTGCTTGGTAGGTTCGGGCCAGGGCATCGGCCTCGGCCTGTGCCTGGGTGTCGCGTTTGGCCTGCTGGGCCATTGCGGTGATCGTCTCGGCGGATTGCTCGACGGCGGCCTGCAGGTCGTCACGCTGAGCGGTCACGTGATCGAGGCGCCAGAACACAAGCGCGCCTACCAGGGCGACCACCAACCAGGGCCGCCAGGTCACTGGTCGATCCTCCGACCAACCTTGAACATGAACGTCTGCTCTTGATCGAGCATCGAGTTGACGATGCCCTCAATGACCGAGAGCAGGGAGACGACCAGCTCAAGCGGCGCCCACTTTGCGAACGCTAGCGGGCAATCGCTATCGACATCCCCTAGCCACATCGGAATGCCGTAATAGCTCCCGTGGTGCGAGGCGCCGATGCGTCGCGCCTCAGCTTTCGTCGTGAACCCGAGCATCATTCCCCCTTGAGCGCAGCACGCGCCCACTCGAGGCGAGCCGCACGGTCATCTGCGCCGTGGTAGCCACTGTTGATCTTGAGGGTGATCCGCTCGAAGCGACCCTGGTCGGCCAGTTCGTTTAAACCCCTCGACTTCCACCACCATGCCGACGCGATGGCAGCCCAGGTCCGTTGCTCAAGCAACTCCGGTTGCGCCACCAGTGGCAGCGCCAGGGCGCGGGCGGCTTCGGCGTAGTTGTCGTGGCCGGTGATCATGATCAGGCCGCGGCCCCGGTATCGATACCCATCGCCCGTATCCGGCGCCCCATTGCCCATCCTGTTGCCATAGACGCGGTTCGCGATGCGCTCTGGCTGGCGGGCGTACTGCTTCGACTCGGCCGGCGTGAACCGCTTCGGCCAGGTCTTGAGCAGCCCCTCGGCGGAGTAGTTCAGGTTCTCGACCAATCGGCGCAGACTCTGGCTTTCATGCCCGACCTGAGCCAGGAACATCGCCACGCGCTCGGGCGTGTTGATCTCGAACCGAGCCATGGCGCCGTTGAGGTGCTCCAGCCAGGTCGTTGCAGTAGCAGCACCGCAGCCGGTAGCGCGGTCGAGTTGATCTGCGGTGATCTTCATTCGCCAGACCCTCGACGCGGCAGCTTGATCCCAGCGTAACGGTCGGCCAGGTCACGGATCTTCTCGACGCCCAGGAAGCCGATCCAGCCACCAATGAAGGTGGCCATGCTCTGGGGCACGCCAAAGAACTCGAAGCCGCTGATGATCGTCAGCGCCAGCCCACCACACAGCGCGCCCTCCAAGAGGGCCTGCCGGCGAGTGCCGCCGCCGTAGATGATCCTGGCCATAGCCATGGCCCACGACAGCAGGGAGGCGTAGATGATCGGCGCATGCTGGCTCAGCCAGGCGAGCAGAGCCGCCCAAGTGTCGGGTTTGTCAGGCATCTTCATCGTCTCAGTTCCCCTCGCCGGGGCGGAAATGAAAAACCCCGCTCCGGGCGGGGTCTGTGACTAGGTGCGGGCACGGCTTTTCAAGGGTCCGCACTCCCCGCAGCGCTGAGCGCCGCCCGCAAGAATAAATACCACTTTTTCGTTGTATCACCACAAATTTGTTGTATAATGGACCCATCCAAACAACAGAGACGAGGTGATGAAGTTCAGCGAATTCAGACGATGGTTGAAGGCCCAAGGGGTGACCTTCGAAGCCGGCAAAGGAAGCCACTTCAAGATCACCGCCCCGAACGGCAAACAGACCACCTTCGCGGACCACGGAGCTAAGGAAATGCCAGAACCGACCCGCAAGGCGATCATCAAGCAACTGGGGCTCAAATGAGCCCCCTCGCCTGCAAGCGTTGAACGATCACCCCGGAGGAGTGACCATGTACGACTATGCAATCCGTTTCGAACAGGACGATAGCGCTCCTGGCGTCGCCGTTTTCTGCAGAGACCTGCCGGAACTGAACAGCTACGGCGACGATAAGGCCCATGCAATCAGCGAGGCGGTTGACGCCATCGAGTCAACCCTCTCGCTGTATGTTGATCAGCGCCGAGAAATCCCCGCAGCCAGCCAGGCACAACCAGGCGAGCGCGTTATCCATCTGCCGGCAGTTACCGTTGCGAAGATCGCGCTCTGGAACGAAATGGTTCGTCGAGATATGCGAAAGGCTGACCTCTGCCGGCTCCTCGGTATCGCACAAACCCAGGGCGACAGGCTCGTCGACTTCCTCCACAACACTAAGATGGAAGCCATGGAGAACGCGCTATCCGCCCTCGGCCTCCGCCTCTCAGTGAATATTGAGGCGGCATGACCTAGAAACGAAAAAGCCCAGCTCGAAGGCTGGGCTCTGAAATAGGTGCGGGTGGATAGGGGCCACTACCCCGTGCGCATCCTGCGCTCCACCTGCATTGATTGGTTATCGCAAAGGGTGAAGGCCTTGCGGGTCGGTAACCCGTCACTTTGCTTACAGCCCGATGTGGCAGGTGAGACTGCCGTCTACCGAATTTCGACCTTCGGAAACTAAAAGGCCCGGGAGAGGGGATCTTCCAGGCCATCCGCCTCTGTCGAGGAATAGCCCAGGTGGAAACCACGGCATCGGCGGGGGCCTGATGATGCCGCGCCAGGCTCGGCGGCGCAATAAAAAACCCGGCGCCAGGGCCGGGTTTCGAGTGCGTCACGCTGCGTTCACAGCAATTCACGCTGGTATGAAAACACCCTTAATTCCGCGCGTAAAACTATTTCTTCAAGCGCTCTCGCGGAACCGCTCCAGAGCACTATCGACCCATCCCACCGCCAACTTCAGAGTCTCCCTGACCTTGGCCTCGCCGATCTGGTGTTCACGCGCAATGCGCAGGGCCGGCCACTTCGCGCCGTAGTAGAGCCACACGAAGTCGCCGGCCTGCGGCGCCCTGTCGATGAGTCGAGCAATGACCCGGTCGACGGCCAAGGCCATATCGTCAGTGACGTGGTAGGCCTTGGGGCTCGACATTGGCATGGCTTGGCTCATGATAGCGGCGGCCGGCGAGACATATCCGGGAACCCCCATTCCATCCATTCGCCACCACCCCCACTGCTCGAGGAGGTACTCGGTATCGCCCAGCAGCTTGTCCACGTAGGTTCGAGTTCTGCTCATGCCGCCCCCGGACCGTTCAGGCCAAACAGATCGCGCAGCAGCGTTTCCACCGCCGCGCCCTTCGCATTGCCGTCCAGCAACCAGAGCCGGCCATAGTCGTGAAAGCCCAGAGTGCCGCGGTCGCCGTGCCAGTTGGCGATCATGACCAACAGCGCAGCCAAGGCAGCAGCACCACCCACCTTGACCTGCGCCAGCTCCTGGCCGGCCACCTTGAGAAACTCCCGCTCCAGCCTGGTCATGACCTTGCGGGGTGCCATCGGTTGTACGTTGCTCATCGGGTACCTCGCGTAGAGCTGACGCTCCAGTCGTTCAGACACAGCATGCTCAGCGAACCGCCGAAACATGCGCCTGTGTCCAGATAGAACACGTTCCCCAGCCTGGTAAGCCTGTTGTGCGGTGTGTGCCCAACCAGTACTGCGGCAACACCCTCGACAGGAGTGGAGTCCTCGTTCGCAGCCCTGGACCTCGCCCACAGAGCGGCGGTGACGTGCGCTTTCTCTCCGGCCTCCACGCCGGCGCAGAACGCCTGCCAACTCTTCGCCTGGCACTCGGCATGAACGATCCCGACGGCGCCAGCGGCGGTCTCCACCTCGATGGCCAGCGGCAAGTCGTCGAACAACTCGGCGTAGCCCCGCTGCTCTGTCTCCGGCAAGCCAAGCAGCCACTCGCCCCCATTGGCGACATGGAGCCAGTCGTCGCCGCCATGCTTGTAGGTGTCGACGACCATCTGCTCATGATTCCCTCTGACCGAGTGGAACCAGGGCTGGCTTAGCCATTCTTGGACCAGGTCCGACCCCGGCCCGCGGTCCACCAGGTCACCAACGCTGAACAGTCGATCAACCGCCTTGTCGAAGCCGGCCTGCGCCAGCAACGCCTCCAGCAGATCGAAGCAGCCATGCACGTCGCCAACGCAGAAGTCATGCCCAGCGGTGTTGCGCTCAAAGCGCTGAACCAGTGTCACTGCATACCCTCCATCCGCTGCCTGGCTTTCTCCGCACAGGCTTGAAACACCTCTATCCCCACATGCTCACGCAAGGCCTCGATCAGCAACCGGTTGGCCAAGTCGTTGTGAGCCCGGCGACTGTCCTTGCGCAGCCTCGCGATATGGTTCTGGAGACGGACCTTGTCTCGGTTCATCCAGCGGAGCGCGGTGCTTGCCCGGCTGTACCAGATCTCGTCAACGCTGCGCCCCGTCGCCTTCTGCTCAGCCTTGGCCGCCTCAATCTGGCTGCGACAACTGATGCAGGACGCGCTCAAGCGCTCCATCAACTCTTCGCACTCCTCCAGCGTGTTCGGGAGGGTGATCGGGAATTTGTGTTCGGTATTCACGCTGTTTTCCCCTTGCCGTACTGACGGCCCTTGTAGGGTCTGGCCATTTCGACTTCTTCCTCGCTGGGCTGATAGCCGCCGATGATCTCCACGAAACGGTGGTACTGGCCCTGGTGCTGAACGTGCGCCACACCCACCTGCCCGTGCCGGTTCTTGTCGACGATCAGTTCGGTAATGCCAGCCTTGCCGGCGTCGCTTTCCTGATCCCTGTGGACCAGCACAACCACATCGGCATCGGCCTCGATCTGCCCGGAGTCGCGTAGGTCGCTCTTGGTCGGGCGCTTGTTGCCCCGCGCCTTCGGCCCACGGTTGATCTGCGCCAGCACCACCACAGGTACGCCGAGCTCCTTGGCCAGTCGTTTCAGACCCTTGCTGATCTCGGTCACCACGTCGTAGCGGCTTGCGTTCCGCTGCTCGCCCTTGATCAGGCCGATGTAGTCGACGGCAACCAAGCCCAGTCCATGCTCACGCTTCACTGTCCGGCAGATCTGGCGGATGTCCCGGAGCGTCAGCGAGGCGTCGTCGCAGAGGATCAGCGGGGCATGGTTGAGCTTGTTCACCGCCCCAGTCAGGCCCGGCCAGTCTGAATCGGCCATCGAGTGGCCTTCGGCAATGTGCTTGAGCGGAACGCTGCCCACCGATGACAGCACGCGGTTGGCCAGTTCGACATCGGTCATCTCCAGGCTGAACACCAGCGCCGGCTCGTTGCACGCCAGCGCCACCCGCTCGGCGAACCCAAGGCCAAGCGTGGTCTTGCCGCTGCCCGGCTCGCCGGCCACAACCACCATGTGGCCGGGACAGATACCCGGGATGAAGGCGTCCAACGAGGGTAGGCCGGTGTCGTACCCCAGCTTCACCTCACGGTTAAAGCGCCTGTCGATGCCGTCGATGGCCTCCGGCAGCACCTCGCCGATGAAGCGGTACCGGCGCCGGGAGTCGAGCCCCTCGGCCTCGAGGGCAACCCATGCCTGCTGGCCCTGGCTCAGCACCTCGTCCAGCGGTTCGCCATCCTGCAGACGCTGGCTCATCACCTCGGCCGCGGCGATCACCCGGCGCGCCACCGACCGCTGCTTGATGATCCGGGCGTACTCATCAGCGTTCGCGGCGCTTGGGGTGTTCTTCACCAGGTGGGCAGCGACCTGCAGGGTGCTCTGCCCGTCCGCCAGTTGAGCCCGCGCCTCGTAGAGGGTCACGATGTCGACCGCGATGCCTTTCGCCTGGCAGGCCAGCAGCAGCTCGAACAGTTCCGCGCAAGCGGGGTGGTGGAAGTCCGAAACCTCCAGCTTGGCGCCCATGTCCTCGATCAGGTCGCCCCTCTGGATCATGGCGCCGATCACCGCGTACTCGGCTTCGTGGCTGTAGAGCTTCGACTCTGGCACCTCGTAGCCCATCACCGGGACATCCTGCATCTCGAGGTATCCGGTCATACCGAACCTCGCACGGATTTCCAGCGCAACAGCACCACTTCGCCGTTGGCGTCGCAGAGGCGATCAATCACGCGATCCCCGATGAATCGCCGGATATCGACCAGGCTCAGGTTGCTGATCAGGATGGTCGGAAGCAGGCGCTCGTAGCGGCCATTGACGACCTGGAACAGTACCTGGCGCTCGAAGTCGGTGCCGTGCTGGGCACCTACCTCATCGATCACCAACAGGTCCGGAGCGTGCAGACTCTCGTAGACCTCGGACTCGCTCTTACCCTTCCGCCCAAACGTGTCCTTCACGCCCAGGATCAGGTCGGGTGCGGTGATGTAGCGCGCAGTCGCGCCAGCCAGACCTTCGGTGCGCAGCACCTGCTGGATGATCGCGCAGGCCAGGTGAGTCTTCCCGGTTCCCATGGTGCCCAGCAGCATCAGCGAGCGCCCAACCTTCCAGTTCGAGGCGAAGTCGTCTGCGTAAGCCTTGCAGCGAGCCAGAACTGGCGACTGCTGGTCCGGTGCGAAGTCGGTGCGGTAGTTCTCCAGGGTCGCCGGTCGGAAGCGCGGCGGTATCTGGCTCTCCAGCAACGCGGCGTTGACCATCCGGGCATCACGCGCAGCCTGCGCCTTGGAGCGAACCTCCGGATCGGATGATTGGCGAGCGTCGAACTCGCAGCGCCAGCATCCAGTCCAGACGAACCCGCCGTCGAACTGCTCCTGCTGCTTGCTCTCGAAGCCGCCGTGAACGGGGCAAGTCTCGTCCCTGGTTTTCACTTGGTTTTTGGTCATGGTCATGGTCTCGCAATTCGGTAGGTGCCGTCGGCCTGGCGCTCCAGGCCCTCTTCGTGATCGATCTGATCCAGGTTCAAGTGGGGCGGACTGCCCTGGTGACCTGAGGAAAGGACCCCGGAGTTGATCAGCCACTCAAGCTCAAGGCCCGTCCATCCGCGCTCAATCGCTTTGCTTAGCACCCTGTCCGGAGCGGCACCGAGCTGGGCGGCATCCAGGAGCGTCTTGGCTATGCCCTTCCAGGCGAGGTCGGTTAAAGGTGCCCGCTTGGCCTTCCGGTGAACCAGATACGCCTCTGCCACGTCCTGGGAGAGCCCAGTGACGCTGTTGGTCATCGTGGTTGCGGTGACGGTGGTCGACTTCCTTGGTTTGGGGCGAGGCCGATCACTAGCCGCGCCAGCGGCATCCCCCTCGGGGGGTAAGGGGGGCTCTATATCTTTTCTCTTACTCTTCTCTACATCTAAATCTTCTCTAGGTAACGCATCGCTAACGCTCGCACCGTTACCCTTTGCGTTAGCCGCCTTGTGGTTTGCCACGCGCTTCGCCGTGAGCAGCCTGTTTTTCGCAGTCTTGCCGTTGTGCCGGTCGAATCGTGGCAGGCTGATGACGCCGCCCTCTTCGACCATCCAACCGACTTGACACATGAAATCGCAGAAACCGGTAACGCCAGCCAAACGATCAAGTAACAACTTGCTAACGCTTGGGGCGTTACCTTCTTCCGTGTGCTGGTCGAACCAACCCCACACACGCAGCAGTTTCCCAACGACTGCATCCATGTCGACATTGGCCAGCGAGGCCAACTGACACACCTCGGGTTTCTCCAGGGTGGCCAACTCGAACTTGATCCAGTCACCAGCCATCAGATGTTCAGCTCCTCGGTAACGCGCTTCACGAAGTCGTGGTATCCCTCGGCCATGAGGAATCCTTGATCTTCAAGCGCACCGCGGCATGCCTTGGCGTGGCCGTAGAGCACCCAGCGCTCACGCTCGGGCAGGTCGCGGAATTGACGGTAGGACGGCCAGGGCCCGGCGATCACCGGGCGGCCGTTGGGGCTGGTGGTGATCCGGCCCGGTTTCGGTTGTGAGGTCATTCGCCGATCTCCTGCGAAGGGGTGCCGCGCATCTGGAAGCGCTCCCGGCCGGCGCCGAAATCCGGGTGCGTGGCTCGGTGTTGGGTCACGAAGGTGCAGCCGCGCGCGAAGCGCTCGAATACCCTGCTGATCTCGGCCTTAGCCCAGACCGCGAAGGGCCGCGCGTTCAGTTCCTCGTGCTTGCTGCGCACCATGGCGAAGGGGCGCGGGCTGTGCGGCATTTCACGCACCACCGCGTCGATCACCCTGGGCGGTAGGCCGTACTGCTTTCCGATCCGCTGCCGAATAGCGGTGATGCTCTCCATGCCGTTGGGGATCGAGTCGAGCAGCGGGTGCGATCGGTCCATGTCGCCGACGGTTTCGGTCAGCGCTGCCACCTGCTGCTCGGTCTGCTGCTGTCGCCGCTCCAGATCGACGGTGAGTTGCACGCTGGCCAGCAATTGCTCGGCGGCGGTCAATGGCCGGGAAGCCTGCTGTTCCAGTTCCTGCCAGCGGTCCACCAACTGGGCGGTGAACTCCGGGCAGAGCTGGGCGACGACGATGATGCTGTCGCGCTTGCCCTGGTCGCCGGTGAAGACGTACTCCTGAGCGGGGCGGCCAGCAGTGGGCTTTTCCTGCATTGCAGGTAAAGCAATCACCCCGCGCTCGGCCAGCCGCTCAATGGTCACGCGTACATTGTCGTGACGCGACCCAACAAGATCCGCGATCTCCCGGCTGGTCATGGTGGCGGCCTGGCCGCCGATGGTAGTCAGGTTCATCGCTCTACTCCCGCCATCTGCACCAGTGCGTTTTCCGTTTCGCCGGTAAGCTCAGCGAGGCGTCGGAACACGTCGCGGTGTGTGTACCAGGCGCAAGCCGGACTGACCTTCGCCGCCGACAACGCCATCAGCGCGCCGATCGTGCGCTGTGCCTGCATTAATCGCTTGGCGTGATCTTGCTCGCGCTCTACCCGCCCAAGAAAATCGTCCAGAACCTGCTGCGGGCCGTGGTAGTGCAAGCCGTAGCTAAACGTCCCGCACAGCCTTGACGGAGTGTCCGGGACCAGCCCTCTCCTCGAGCGCAAAGACTTCTTGATATCGAGCTCAGTCATGGCCGCTCCTCCCGGTAATGCCAGACAGAAGCCCGGCGAGGTCGGCGCGTGCTCGCTTGGCGTCGTGGTCCAAACGATCCGGGGTGGCGTATTCCGGCGCGTACTCGCCACGGCCTACCCAGCAACGGTTGCCGGGGTAGCGGTCGTTCAGCAGATCGGCGCCGCGCTGGGCCTCTTCCTCGGTCGAGAACGGAGCGACCATCTGGGCTATCGCAATCCCACCCTTCTGAACGGCCGGTGTGGAGATGAACCAGAACAGAATTCCATCGCCTGAAGACGCACGCTGAAACGTGTCGCCGGTATCGAAGCTGCCAGGGTTCACAGGTCACGCTCCCGATAGGCGGCGCCGATCTGCTGGTTGTAGCGGTAGAGAAAATTCCCGGTGCACAAGATGATCCGCTCGATCAGGTCATGAATCTCCGTCACAACGGGGTGCCCTCGACCACCTAGGGCAGGAACGACCGAGTCCATCAGCAGAGCCCGAAGTTGCGTCATATCGCTCCGAGCGTGGTTGAATAGATCGAACTCATTACGACTGAGCTCGACCCGCTCCATCATCTCCCCGTCGACAGGAAGCGGAGGACGAGAGGCCTGTGCCTTCGAGAGATCAGACATGACCACCTCCCAGCGCGTCCTTAACCTCGCGCTCACGGGCTCTCCATTCGAGGTAGCTCTCGCGATCAGTCCTTTCGACATCCTCGCGAAGCCCAGGGACCAACTCGAACAGGACCGTGTCGACCTGCTTGCGATGCGCGCTGATCTCGTCCGCCTGCTGCGAAGTGCCATCGATGGCGCGCTCGGCCCACTCGGGGAGTTGCCTTTGTAGCCGCATTTCGTTGAGGATCGTCCAGAGGTGCGAGGTCAGGTCTCTCTCTGCCCGAATACCCTGGCGGAGCATGGTGATTGAGGCGCTCATTGCTTCCGCTCCTTCTGCCGGTTGATGCGATCCGAGAGGACCTGTTCGAGCTCCACCAACTGGAAGATGCCCCCCCCGATCTCTTCCAGAAACCAGCCGAGACGCTCTGAGGTTTCCTGGCCTACTTCGCCTTCAGCGCCAACGTTCGCCAGCAGGTTCCCGACAGCGGCGACACCAAGCGCCATGTTCTGAGCAGCCTGCCGGGCTACTTCACGCTGCCCCCAAAGAGACATCGCCTGCTCGTCCGTGAGTACCTCAGACGGGTCGCGGGAACACTGCTTACTGATCAGGTTTGCGAGGTTCATTGCTGGCCCTCCTCACGCAGGGAGTCGAGCGCGGCGTCAACCAAATCGCCAGCCATCTCTGCAGCAATCTCCAAGGCATACAAGCACGCGTGCTCTTCGTCGGAGGTGGTCAGTGCTCCGAGAATGCTAGAAACACTTAGCGTCAGCGCGATGGCCTCGCTCAACGCCTCTTCGACCGTCGTGGTCGGGTTAATCGCTGCGAATCTCCGCGGCGGAAGCTGAGATATCGGAGCCTTCAGTGCAGACGACTGGGGCTTGTTCCAGGCCGCGCTCATGCTGCACCGCCTGCGTGTCGCGACACGCTTTCAGGATTTCCAGATTGGGTCGCGACACCGGCCCGGCAAGCTCTGAGCAATGCGCCAGACATGGCCCCCAGCAGGGCGAGAGTATTGAGTTCCTGAGAGAGCAGCGGCTCGCCGGCATCGTCCATCGCCCGGGTCATTCTCAATAGAATCAGGTGAACCGCCTCGCTGATGTCCTCGGCGGCGGCCAGAGCCGCGTCAACCGGCCGGTCGGCAACAATGGAGAACAAGAACTCATCTCCGTTGAGAGGATCGAAGCAAACCTGGTGGTCAGTGGTAACGGCGCAGGGGACTTGCGCGCTTTGAGTTTTCTGTTGCATAGTTAATTCGTCCTTCGAAAGACAAATTGATATCCAGGCAGTCGCTCCAACGACTACCGACTAAAGGCCTCGCGAAAGCGGGGCTTTTTGCTGTCTGGAGACAGGGAATCCCTATCCTCCACACATCTGAAAAGCGCAGCCCAGATCAGGGCGGCTTTGAGGAAGGGGCGCGAGCGCGCGTATCAGACTTTTTCAAAGTGCAAGCTCCCGAATTTCGTTGAACGGCGCAGACAGCCTGCACCCGTTTAGAAATATCCCAAGCGCCCATGTAAACGAAGGCCCTGAAGAGGCCCTGCCGATAATCACCCTGCCCAGACTCCGCACAGGGGCGTTCATAGGAATAGTGGGTTGCAAGTGCCCCTTTTTTGGGCGCGTCACCCCGGGCTTGTGGGCAGAGCTTCCACCAGCAGGGAGCTCCTGGGCTTTTAACCGGGTTTAATGATTCGGACCGTGGCGGTTTAGCATGCGAAACTGATCCGCTTGCCAGGCCTCTAGATAGCCCTCGGTCGGGCACCGCAAACCGAATGCTCATGGCGCCACCTCGGCACTGGATGCCTGCACAGGTACGTTGGTACGCTGCAAAATAGTTCCGTTGGGATTATTATCGGAATCAAGGACACCACTTTCCTGTCGGCGCGATGATGGGAAGGGGCGCTCCTCAACTGCGCGAATTGATCCATCGCCCTCTTGGATGACATAGATTGCGCGCCCCATACGGATCGCTTTACTGAGGGCCCCTTGCGTCATCCCAAGGCATTTCGCCGTCCAGGCGTGACGCTTGCGGGCAAATACAGATAGAGGAATGCGTTCCACAGGCTTGTCCAAGCTGGTCTTCTGCCTTGGATAGTGCCAGCGGGATTTTTTCAAATCAATCCTTGCGGGATTATTTTTTCGAGATCGCAAATGAAGAAGAAGCCGCTGCCTCCAGAGAAACAGGCGGAATGCGCCGCCCTGAAAGCCATTTACCAACAGAAGCGGCACGAACTGGGCCTCACCCAAGAAGGAATAGCCCGCAGGCTTGGCATAACGCAGGGGTCACTGAGTCACTACCTGAATGGCCGGAACGCCCTGAATGCCGAATTCGCCGTCAAGATAGCCGAGTTACTCCAGGTCGCAGTGGGGAGCTTCAGCCCAAGGCTGGAGGAAGAAATCACACGAATGATAATGGCCCTCCCCGCCAAAGGCCGGCGTCAAGAGAGAGAGGCCAGTAACGTCACGCTCGCACTCCAGCCACATAGATCGCCTCGGAGGTACCCCGTAATCAGTTGGGTAGCTGCAGGAGAAAGGGCTGAGTCACCTGATCTCCACCCGCCGGGTGTAGCGGACGAATGGCTGCCATCTACCGAAAACGCGGGGGCAAATGGTTATTGGCTGATTATTCTTGGAGACTCAATGTCCTCCCCAACCCCGCCCAGCTTCCCGCCGGGAACGCCGATTCTCGTGCAGCCAGAAGGGTTCGACCTGATCAGCGGAAAATACTATGTGGCCAAGCACTCGGATGGCGAAACCACGTTCAAGCAGTACGTCTACGACGCAGGGGTCAAGTACTTGGTCCCGCTGAACAAGGCCTACAGGACACTGGAGATGGATGACGACTGGGAGATCATTGGTCGGGTGATAGATGCAAAAGTACCCGGCCTATAAAAAATAATCCCGCAAGGATTGACACAAAATAATCCCGCCAGCACTATTAGCTCCAAGAGTAGGCATTGGAGCTAACCCCCATGGCAGCAATCACATTCGGAAACTGGAGTGGACGCACCGACTCAGAGCTTGCTGCTCGAGAGGTTCAATGCCTGCTTGCAGTAGCCGGTGGCTGCACCGACAAACAGGCCGCCCTTTCCCTCGGGGTATCACCTCGCACCGTGAAAGGCGCAATTGAGCGCGCAATGCACAAGCTCAACGCCTACCGTAGGCCGGCTCTAGTAGCTGAAGCCATGCGCCGCGGGCTTATCTCACCCGCCGTGATCGCCCTCGCCTTCCTCGTCGCCGGTCAGCCACTGCTCAACGATGACCACATGATGCGCAGCCGCCGTGGCGGCGAAAGGAAGATCGAAACTCGTCTGACTGCTCGCCGCGATGGCGTGGCCTGGGTGGCGTGATCATGGCCTGGGACAGAAACGATCCTCTCAACATCCTGGCGCTGCAGCTCGACGGTGAACTGCGCGCAGCGGCCGACTTCTGCCATGGCTACAACGGGCCGGCACAGCGCGCTTTCGCCCGGCACATCCAGGGCCTGAGCAAGACGCTCGACGAGCTTACCGTGGCAGACCTGAAGGCGGCGGCCGCATTTGCGGACGCAGAACTGAACGACCTGCAACAGAGAGGGCTGATCTGACGCGGCAGACCGAACGCGCCGAAGCAGCCCAGCAGTAACCAACCGATTTTCGCGAAAGCCAACAACCGCGGCAGGCCATCGGCTTGCCTGGAGGAAAGCATGGACAACAAACCTCTCATCAAGCCCGGGAAGCTCTTCCTGATCTGTATCGCCCTGCTGGCCTATGCCGGGTTGTCCGTCGCCCTGGTGGGCGGCATTGGGCCGGCCCTGGTCAGCAGTCGCGACGATGTTCTGGTCTTCGCGGGATTCGCCATCCCCGGCGTCTGGTTGATCGCCTCGGTCTGCCTCGGCATCCACCTCGCCAACAACCGCCGCGAAGAAGCGGCCACCACCAGCAAGGAGAAAGACCAATGAAGCGGATTCCCGCTGCTGCAATGCTGTGCCTGCTCGCCGTCCTGGCGGGCTGTTCGAAGGTGCCTGCCGGCAACGTCGGCGTGATCGTCAACCTCTACGGCTCCGAGAAGGGCGTGGAGACGCGCGAGGTCGGCACTGGGCGCTACTGGGTAGGCGTGAACGAGGAACTCTACCTGTTCCCCACCTTCACGCAGACCGAGACCTGGGGTGGCGAGGAAGCGATCAGCTTCCAGACCGTTGAGGGCATGAAGGTTGGCGGCGCCGTCGGCATCACCTACTCGGTATCCCCCGACAAGGTGACGACGCTGTTCCAGAAGTACCGGGCGGGTATCGACGAAATCACGAACAAGTTCCTGCGGAACATGGTGCGCGATGCCTTCAACGATGTTGCCTCGAAGCTTCCAGTCGAGAGCGTCTATGGTGCCGGCAAGGCGGACCTGCTGCTGGCCGTCGAGAAGCGCGTGCGCGACCAGGTGGCGCCCATCGGCATCAACATCGAGCGCATCTACTACGCATCCGACCTGGTCCTCCCGCCGCAGGTTACGCAGAGCCTGAACGCGAAGATCCAGGCCACCCAGATGGCCGAGCAGCGCCGTAACGAGGTCGCCCAAGCCAAGGCAGAAGCCGACAAGGAACGCGCTCGGGCCCAAGGGGAGGCGGACGCGAAGCTGACCCTAGCCACCGCCGATGCGAAGGCGATCGAGATCCGCGCCCAAGCGCTGCGCTCGAACCCCGACGTCGTGACCCTCAACGCGGTCGAGAAGTGGGACGGCAAGCTGCCCACCTACATGGCCAGCGGCTCCCCGCTTCCCTTCATCGGCATCAGCAAGTAGCCCCTCGCCCAGGCGCCAGCGATGGCGCCACTGGAGATCCCATGAAACGAGCAACCGTTGTAACCGAACTGCCGGCCAGCACCAGCCGGGACATGGACAAGTTCGTTGTCCGTCTGCCGGACGGCCTGAGGGCCGAGGTCGAAGCCGAGGCCAAGCGAGACGAGCGCAGCATGAACTCCTTGATCGTCGTTGCCCTGCGCGAGTACCTGCATGGCCAGCGCCGAAAGCATGCGCTCCTCGACGCCTTGACCGCTGCCGCCGGAGGTCGCTGATCATGAAGCAAGCACTCACCAGTACCGCGGTCAGCCTGCTGATCAGCGCGTGTCTGTACTTCGGACATGGCTCCATCCACCAGTTCGCCTTCTATGTGTCAGCGGCCCTAAACGTCCTCTGTTGGCTGCTGATCTTCGCCGGCGGCATCAAGGGGCAAGGAGCCGCGAACATGCTCGCCCGCCCTTGGCTCTCCATCCCTACCGGCGCTCTGCACGTGGCGGCCCTGGCCCTCACGGATCACCCCGCACTCGCGGCTTCGAGCCTGCTGGTGCAAATGGCTTGCTACGCCCTCGCCTACCAGGCAGTGCGCAGCGCCGAGCAAGGGGGTGACCTATGACCCATGCCCTGTTTAAACAGATCGATCTGACCGCCAAGCTCGGCCAGGACGGCAGCTCGCTCCAAGCCCTGAACGCGCTGCGCGTCATCCGGGAAACAGTAGCGAAACACCTGGCCGGCGCCGAGGCTGCAGAAGAGCATCCGCTCGAGCGAGCCCTCCTGGCGCTCCGCACCATCGCCGAGTTCCCCTGTCCTGATCAGGACAACATGCCGGCGGCGAACATGCGACAGATCGCGCTGGCGGCGCTGAGCGGGGCTGGAGCGAGTTCAGTGCCGGGCAACCCTGCCGGCGAACCTGTTTCCGGACCGGGTAATGCCGGCGAGCAACCCCACCCCGCGCCGGGATCGGGCGACAGCAAACTGGCCGAAAGCCTCCAAACTCTGGTGCGCTGGCTTGATCGCGTGGCAATCGAGGACGGCTATGTCGGCGTGCCAGTGATTGAAGCCGTCGAGGTGGTGGTCAATGAGATGAGGCGCCTGCAGGCGGAAGTCGCAGACTGGCAAGAAGCCGCCGGGAGATCTCGTTCCGATGTCGTGGCGTACATCGCGGAGCGCGCAAAGCTGCTGGAAGAGCGAGATAGCCAGCAACGCCTCGCCATCAAGGCTATGGAGGAAGTCGCAGCACTGCGGTCGGAACTTCAATCTCAGCGAGAGCGCAACACCGAGCTGATCTTCAAGCTCGGTAGCGCAACGAACGGCTGGGGGCGCTGCGAAAAAGAGCGAGACGCCGCTCTGGCCAGGGTCGCTGAATACGAAGCCCAGGCTCAGTACAGCGTGCCGGAAGAGTTCATCGGGCGCCTGTCTGAATTCCTCGCGCAGCGCGGCGCTACCGGGAAAGCTCTGCTCCGAGAACTGCGCGCCATGCTCGCCGCCGAACCGACCAGTTCGGCATCCCCGTCGTGCAAATGGACCGAAAGCAGCGGCATCTGGGAAACAGGTTGCGGCCAGACCTGGGGCTTCGTTGAGGACGGACCAGCAGAGAACGGCGCGCTGTTCTGTCACCACTGCGGCGGGCGCCTGGTCCTCATCAGGAGCGACGACCAGGAAGATGACGGTGAGCCGTGCCCGGACTGCATGGAAAACGCGCCAGCGTCTGGATGTGAAGCATGAGAAAAGCACTGACCGCTATCGCACTCGTCGCGCTGTTTGGCCTGGCCACTGTTGCCGCCGGCGCCGCGCTCCAGCCGTTCAAGACCCTGTTCATCTGGGAGGTATGCCAGTGATGAGAGGCTCCGATATTCCACCACCACCAGGGTATCGCCCTACCCCGCTCGCCACCCTCGGCCAGCAGTTGGTCCGCCTGGGCCAGGCGATGCAGAACCCCAACACCAAGCTCGGCGAGTTGACCGAACTGGTCCAGGCCTGCGGCGTCGACCTGCGGATCTGCGACACGAACAAGGAGAGCCGGTCATGAGGGGCGCAACGTTGCACAGGCTGATCGATATCTACGCCGACAGTCGCCGTAACCTGCGCGTCCGTTTGGCGGCCCTCCGGATGTTCGTCCGTGCGGTGTGCGCCGATCGCGACACCAGCTTCGCCGAGTATCGCCAGATGCGTCGGCGGCTCCTCAAGGGCATGCCGTTCACCGAGCGGGCGCTTGAGCGCGAGCGAGCGGCATATCTGGATCGCACCAGAGCTGCGAGACAAGCCATGGAGGAGAGCGGTGCCTGGCTTATCGGAAACTCAGCCATGATCGAGCAGGCCCTGTCGTTCGACGACCTGTGCGAACTCCTGGGGGTGAATCATGCCCACCGTGCCGAGGCTGCGGAGGTCTGCGCGGGCGAGGCCGGAATCGTTGGCGGCCTGCTCTGGATTGGTGGGGAGTTCGAGGACAGCGCGGACCACAAGAGTGGCCGCTCCAACCGAGGGAACACGGGGCCACTTACCGCAGCGGTCCAGAACCTGTTCCAGAAGTTCTTGCTTGAAAATCCGTCGGCCATTCCTGACCCGTTCGCCCCGGGTGGCCCTTTCTACGGCGCCCCGCGTCAGGAAATGGCGCCGAACGGAACTGTGCAGATTCGGCGGCCGGCACTCACCGTCCACAGCCTGGACGGATCGACCCGTACGGTTGAGCGAAAGCCGGAGGCGTATTCGGTAGTGGCGAAAGATGGTGGGGGTCGCCATGGCTAGAACTCTGCTTCGCGTGATGAGGGGAGAGTTTGCGTTCTACCTGACCGAAGGGTCGAAGGGCGGCAAGAAAGGAGGGGCGCGCTGGGCCTTATACCGGACCAGTGGATTCGGGAAGGTCAAAGACGGCTTTGTCTTCGTCAACAGCGGTGACCGCGCCAGACTGCTGGCAATGACGAACGACGGTGAGCAAATGGATGCCTGCCAGGCACTGTTCGACAGTAAGAAACGCCGGGCCTACGTTCGGCGCTGCGAGATTCGCGGCCCATCCGGCCGCTGGGAGGGGCTTGCATTCAAGCCTAGGCCTCAGGAATGCGCTACCTGACTGTTAAAAAATTCGCCAGCGAGTCTGGCTACACCGAAGACGCCGTGCGCTCGAAGATCCGCGACGGAATCTGGCGCCTCGGCGAGATATGGAAAAAAGCACCGGATGGCCGGACGCTTATTGATGTAGAGGGGTATGAAGCATGGGTAGAGATGGGCGGGGAGTCAGGGCGGTCTCTGATTCGAGTATCGAAATCACGTTCATGTATCGCGGCGTCAGGTGCCGGGAGCGCATCTCGCTCAAGCCCACCGCCACTAACCTGAAGCGAGCAGAGCAGCACAAGGCGGCTATCGAACATGCGATCGCCGCCGGTACCTTCGACTACTCGGTGACATTTCCTGGATCTCCGCGCGCCGCCAAGTTTGTGCCTGAGGCGTCACGCGAGACGGTTGCGGGATTCCTTGGACGATGGCTTGAGTCGAAGCGCAAGCACGTCTCCAGCAGCACCTTCGAGGGCTACAGGAAGATTGTAGAGCTTCGTCTGGTGCCGGCCCTAGGGTCCGCCATGGTGGTCGACCTGAAGCGGAAGGCCGTCAAGGATTGGCTGGACACCCTGAAGGTGAGCAACAAGACGCTCAGCAATATCCAGAGCTGCCTACGCTCGGCCCTCAGCGATGCGATGGAAGAGGAACTGATCGACAGCAACCCTCTCGCCGGCTGGACGTACGCAAGGAAGGGAGAGGTCAAGGTTGACGACGTTGACCCATTCTCGCCGGAAGAGCAGCAGGCGATTCTGAGTTCCCTCGATGGTCAAGGGCGGAACCTGGTGCAGTTCGCATTCTGGACGGGGATGCGCACCAGCGAACTCGTCGGCCTCGAGTGGGGCGATATTGACTGGCTCCGCGGCGAGGTGCGCGTCACCCGCGCCATGACCCAGGCAGCCAAGGGAAAAGCGGAGGTGACGAAGACCACCTCCGGCCGGCGCTGTATCAAGCTGCTCGGCCCGGCGCTGGAAGCCCTGAAGGCGCAGAAGGCATTCACCTACCTGGCCAACCAGGAAGTCTTTCAGAACCCAAGGACGGGCGAGCGATGGGCCGGCGACGGACCGATCCGGAAAACACTGTGGGTTTACGCGCTGAAGAAGGCCGGCGTGCGCTACCGTCGTCCCTACCAGACCCGGCACACCTACGCCTCGATGATGCTGTCCGCCGGCGAACACCCCATGTGGGTCGCGCAGCAGATGGGGCACAGTGACTGGACCATGATTGCGCGCATATACGGTCGCTGGATGCCAACTGCGGATTCCATGGCTGGCGCGCGCGCTGTAGAGAAGTTCAGCGGCAATGACAGCTTAATGCCAGCAAATGCTCTGGAGGCCGCAGAAAATGGGGACTAGACGCGGGTTCAAATCCCCCCGGCTCCACCATCAACTACACAAGAGCTTGATTTTATAGGCTTTTGTGCTCAGTCTACCGGCCGTTCCAGGCCGGTGTGACACTGAGGTGTGACACTAATGTGGGGCATCGCTTCGGTGCCCACCATGAAACCCTCCCCCTCCTACCTCACACGCAACCGACACGGAACCTTCTACTTCCGCATCGTGATTCCACGACTATTGCGAGCCTTGCTCCATGGCCAGCGAGAAGTCAGACGCACCCTGAAAACAGACAGCGAAAGGCTGGCGCGTAAGCGTGCCCGGCAATACGTCGCACGTTACGAAGCCATCTTTGACAAGGTAGTGAACATGGTTGAGCGTGATGAACTCGGCCTGACCGAGGCCGATTACAAGGAGCTGATGGAGCTCCTCCCCGATACAAAGCCGACGCCGGATTTCTCCAGTCCGCAGGACGAAAACCAATCAGCCGAGCCAATTCTTTCCGAGAAGGAAATCGAGGCTCGCCAGCGCCGCAGGGAAGTAGAGCGCCTGCTAACTGGAGCCTATGGCCGCCCGATCCCGGCCAAACTTGAGCAGACTGCGCAACAGCTAATTGAACTTGCTCACCCCTACCAAACGACAGAGCTGCGGGCCGTTCTACCAAAGCTCAGAGATGAGCTAGCACTCCGCAACCTCGCCCCTACGACCACCAGCGTGGCACCAGCAGCAAGCATTGACCCCGCAATGTCTAGCTGGACGCTATATCAGGTATGGCAGCATCAGCTTGAGCGTGACAGAGCCGATACCTCTGCAAGGGGCGGCCAAGCCAAACATGGCGGGACACTGGAGGAGCGCGAGCGGCGAGCCCGCGTAATGACCGTGCTGACCAAACATCAGCCTGTATGCCAGCTTAAGAAAAGCGACTGGCAGGCAGCATACGACGCAGCTCGGAAAATGAAGGCCGGCGCCAAAGCATCAATTGACCCACCGACACCGCTCAGCGAGTTTCTAACTGACGACCCAGAACAGATGACCGGGCACGAACGAGTAAGCGCCCTTATCGGCTCGATGAAGCAAATCCAAGAGCACGCCCGCTTCCTTGATCTAACTACAATCCGGCCAGATGACCTGCTAATCAAGCCAGTACAAAAACGGGTAACGAAACGCAGTCATGATGGTGTGCCATTTTCGTCAGCCGATGTTGAAGCAATTTTCTCCGGATACATCTACCAAGGTGCTCTGCCGAGTGACAGAACCAAAGCTTATCCTTTTTGGTTCTGGCTTCCATTGGTCGCCTACTTCACTGGCGCCAGGACAAACGAAATAGCTCAGCTCGACACCGCCGACATTCGAACAATTGACGGACATCCCTGCTTCGACTTCTGTCCGGACGACCCAAAAGCTTTGAGGCCAAACGAGTCAAGACAGAGGAAGCTCGACAGGTTCCAATTCATCCACGCCTGATTGAGCTGGGTTTTCTTGACTATGTTGAGAGCCAGAAAAAAGACCGGCAGAAAAAGCTCTTTGGAGATGGTCTCGCCTATCTACCACCACGCAGCGAAGAAGTTGACCATAACAAAGAAGGATGGGCTAAAAGCGCAGGCAAGTTCTTCAACGAAGGGCCAAAAGGCTATTTAGTCGCAATAGGGGTTCACAAAGCTCATGACGGCAAAAGCCTCTACTCGTTCCGCCATACGCTAGAAACCAACTTGCGAAACGCCAGACGCGACGGAAAGCTCAATGCAGAACAGCACATCATTGACTCCATCGCAGGCCATGTAGCAGAAAAGCAGCTAAACACTGCAATAGACAAAACCGTAACAGACGCAATCGCTGGGCGAGTTGCTCAGGATATGGGAGGAATACATTACGATGGCGGCGCTACAATTCGGCACAAGCTGGAAGCACTGAATTTACTTCCGATGCCCGATGCCATCCGACGACTAACAAGTTATAAGGTAGATTTTGTTGATAGTTTCGGAGACGTTCTGGTCAAAAGCATTAATAGCCATCGACGCAGACGCCCCCGCATTGTTTAAGGCAACTTCATCTTAACAAGCCACCAAAAACCTCATCATCTGAATCATCGACCTTCTTAGCTATGTACTCTTGAAGGTCGACTTCAATTACATTATTTAACTTGAGCAGAGCTCCGCGCTGCTTTTCCTCACCAGCATCAACACATGCAGCGGAGTCTGCAAAAATCACTATAGCCCGTTCACCGGTCTTGGAACTCGGATAAATCACCCCGTCAATGCTAGCCCCCTCCCTGCTTCGATATATATGCCGAAAGAACTCTGTAACTACCTGAGTAGGAACATAGTCAGCATGCGCTCTTTCTCCGCGCTCTATAGGCTTAGAGAAATCAGAAATAAAGTCGCACATAAACTTATAGTATGACCTTAGCTCCTGCTTATCCGGATCAAACAAACTTGGCACATAAAAAGAATCTGAGAGATCAATTACCACCAACTCCCTTACCGGAGAAAACTCCCCACAAACAGCTTTTTTATCCACACTAATTGATGGATCAAAAGTCTCCCTGATAGCGGTATCAATACTAAACGCACCATAGAACATTGATATACCAACAGGACTCATTCTATTAGGCATATTAGCTAAATTATCAGGCGGAGAACCGAGCTCTTTTGCCTTGCTCAAGGTAGCATCTGGATCGACAACCCTAACCCTGTAAATTTTCTCCGTGACGGCAAGCGAGCCAACCAAATCCAGACGATCACAGATACCTCCAATTGCCTCAAGAATATCTACCGGATTCATTTCATCATGCTGATGACGATCATACGCAGCATTTTCTGCCTTAAAAAAAACAAACCTGGCAGTATGAATAATAAACTTACAAAAACTCTCCCAGCCATACACAAGAGTTCTATCTAACGGCAAAGAATAAGGCTCCACTTCGCACCACTCCGAATCATGAATTGCGCCTGAAATATCGCCAAACAATTCATCGGAACCACATTGAATATCCAACTCATCCAAAAGCTCCCACGTATCATATACATCAGCAACCTGCCACCCCCCTTCCCTAGTTTCATATGGCAGGCCTTCATTAGCCGGGTGCCCCCATTCAAGCCTCACACTATTCATAATGTGCTCTATAACTTGATTCAAAGAGCAGACCCTGCGACGCCTCTCACAGTAAGAGCACTTTCCGGGCTGGCTGTTCTGTCGAATAAACTCCTTTAGCCCCTCATCACCAAAGCACCTGGCACAGACGTAAGCACCGTCTACTGTGGAATACCCACGATCCATCTCTTCTTCCCACATCCTTTTGGCAATTCCCATATCTCCCCCAGCAGTTCGCATTTACGTAGTGAGAAGGTATGCCCAAACGGAGACAGGGAAAAGCCCTACCAAAGCATCCCAAAACGTAGTGATAAAGCACGCTTGACCGTTCAAACGGACACGCCACATTATCACAACACCAAATCAACACAACGGGATGCAATCGATGTTTGTCCGTGCCTACCTTCGAGCCTCTACCATCGACCAAGATGCCAGCCGAGCTAGGGCATCTCTTGAAAGCTTTGCTGAGGAGCATGGCGTCACCATCGCCAACTTCTACGAAGAGAACGAGTCCGGCACAAAGTTGGAGCGACCGGAACTGTTTCGGCTGCTCAACGATTGCCGCGCGGGCGACATCCTACTTACGGAGCAAGTAGACCGACTCTCCCGCCTCACCGATACTGACTGGAAGAAACTCCGGGGATTGATCAACTCGAAGGGTGTGACCGTGGTTGCGCTAGACCTTCCGACCTCTCACCAGCTACTGACACCGTCGAAAGCCGATGCCTTCACCGGACGCGTGCTTGCAGCTATCAATGACATGCTGCTCGATATGCTGGCCGCAGTGGCTCGAAAAGACTACGAAGACAGAAAGCACCGAACTGCCGAGGGAAGGGAAAAAGCCAAAGCTAACGGCATGTATAAAGGTCGCCCCGTCGATCAAGAGAAACATCGCCGCATCCATGAACTACTGGCCGAAGGCAAGTCTATCCGCAAGATTGCAGACCTCTTGAACTGCTCAACTCAAACAGTATCGCGGGCTAAGAAATCCTTACACATAGAAGCCTCGCCAAGTCAACCGGCCAGCTAGACACTAAACACAACACACGATAAAATTTTGGCGCTGAACTTTTTGATCAGCGCCATCAACCAAAAACATGCGAGGTAACCCTATCGAAGAGCCGAATTCATACACCGTTACTTAGGAGTAACAAATGCACAACCTAGTAGAAGCTGCCCGCAAGTTCATGCAATCCGATAACGGCAGTTATTCCCGCCTAGCTGACCACCTCAATAACTTCGCCCCTCGCTCCGACGGTTCACGTTGGACAAAAGACGCCGCTTACCACTTCTGCCGTACTCACGGCATCAAATCCAATCGTCCCTGCAAGAATCAACCTGCTGCCGGATGCGCCCAACGCGCCAGAACTCGGCAGAACATCATCAACGCCACGCTTGAAGCCTTGTCCAGACAGGGCCAAACCATTCATGACATCGCCCCGGTACAGCTCAAGAACATCGTGATGCTGTCCCGCGCCCCGCTCTACAACGTGCGCAACAACTGGCACGAACTCTCGAACGAGCTAAACGCCCTGGCTGGCCTCCCGAAAGCGCTCCGCATCATCGAGGACTGACCAGCCATGAGCCGCAAGACAAAGCCAGACATCGAGGCTCAGGCTGTGATACTGCGCGAAGCTGGTTATTCGTGCCCGGCAATAGCAGCCCAACTCGACCTATCCCTTTCGACCACCAAGCGGATACTCAAACGGCGGGGCGCTGTTGCTGGCGCTGCAACCGAAGCCCTCATTGAGCAAGCCCGACAGAACATGCTCAACGCAGCCTTTGATTTGGAAACGGTGCAAGGGCAAGCCGCAGCGCTCGCCCTAGAGGACATCGCCCTTGCCCGGATGATCAGGGAAAAGACGGTGGAAACGCTCGAAGCGCTCGACCCCAGCACCAGCACGCCCTATCAGATGATGCGCACGACCGTAGCAGCGGCAACGGCCCTCGACCTTACGCAGAAGGTCAGCCGTCGCGCCCTTCCCCTTGAAAGGCTGGCAGAGGCTACCCACGTTGAGCAGCTTTCCGAGCTACGTATTCGGATCATGACCGATGAGGACGTTCGGGTAATGCGAGAGCAGCAACGCAGGGAGGCAGCAGAACGCATCACGGGCAATCCCCTACTGAATGAGCGAAGCCCCGAGGACGATGGGGTAGTAGAGCTGGTGCACGAGTAGCGAGACACCGACCCGACACCGGGCCGAACCTGACACCACAGGCCCGGTTGTCAAACCCTTAGAAAAACGACGATGACTCGACCCCATAGCGCTTTCTGCGGACGACCCGAAATTGAAAATCGGGCAGAGGGAAGAGCGACCACAACGAGCATGGGCAATGCAACAGAAGACAGGGCATACACTGAGCAAGGAAGAGCGCGAAGCGCTTTTTGACGAACTCGAAGCAACGCTATACCCCGACACCGGCCATTCGCTGCTCCTCAAAGAGCACGCAGACGAGATAAGCATCCCGCCCCAAGTCGAGACCGAGCGGCTCCATAAGACCCCCGAGGAGCTGGATCGTGAGCTAGACGAGATGTGTGATGAGCTTCTGGCCAAGTATCGCCGGCCGTCAGCACCATCGTTCCCCGGGCCAGCCGCAAGCGAAGAGTACGAGCCAAGCTTTTTGCCAGTAAACGCTTCTAAGCCCAATGACTGGGGAGGCTTTTCCTCCCCCGCCTCGGGAAGCAGAAAGCGCCCTCTTGCAAAAAAATCTGCTGAGCCAGCGACTGCCCCATCGGGAGTAGATGCAAAAAACGGTAAGCGACGCACCGCATCCATACGACTCCCAAACGCCCATAAGGCGGGGCTTCTAGCGAATTTCCAAAGCATGCGCGAACAGGGTGTAGCAGCTATTAGCTATTAGCGAACTAGACCCAGACCTTGACCATGAGCAGATAGCTCAGATTGAAGCCAGGATCAGTTTCATCGACCGAGTGGCTCAGTCATACGCCGGAAAAGGCTCCGCCAAGCTGGCTGACTGGTCGAAGCGTGTGCCGGCAGAAATCAAACAGTTCTTCCGGTTGCTCTGGCTGGCCCGTCAACCTGACGCAGTTGCCGTGACCATTCGCCTGGATCACAGCACAGCGACAAAGGCGCTTGATGCGAAGCGAGGCCCAGCTAACCACCTTGCGGGGATCATCCAGCGAACGCTAGCAAAACTGGAGATCAGCACTGACCTTGCCTTCAATCTGGAGTATGCACACAGCGCCAGCACCGAGAACCACCCGCTTCACCTACACGGGATTGTGCGCATCTCGGCTGACCGCATCGAGGAGGTAAGGCTGGCACTCAGGTCGGCACTTGCCGTGGGATACCGGCAACGCTTTGGAAATCTTGCGGTTCACATCGCAGAAATCAGCAATCCACGGTGGTGGGCCGGTTACTGCACCAAGGAGCACGAAATATCCGCCGACATCCTCAAGAAGGCGCGGGGAATGCGGACGATTCCGGACTACGCCAGCGACTCAGCGAGAGATGGCGGCAGAACGCTCTACCAAAGCGTAGGAGAGCTTTTCAGCGATGAAGGCTAATCACCTAGCACTTGCACTTTACGTCGCACTCAGCGGGCTCCCAGGAGCGAGCGCGGACGATCAGAGACCGTTCTCGGGCGATGACTTGAGGATCGACGAAGACGGGCCGGAGCAAGACGAGCTGTACGACGAAGACGACCCGCTATACGACGAAGCGGATGACTATGAAGATCATGAGGACGGGACAGAATGAAAAGAGCCAGCGGATTAGTCAAAGTAACTAACCGCTGACTTAATTACGAGCTTGGACGAGTTAAATATATCATCCGCGGCGATATAGAAACAGACTTACATGCAAACCTACTCACTGCTAGCATTTCTCTGCCAACAAAGCAGAGAGGTACACATGCAGCATAAACTCATTACTTACGAAGAGGCATGCACGCTGATTAGCGACTACGATGCCGAGGAGATTTTTAGCTTGGGCTGGTCACAGACCTTCAGAGCAGAAGCCGATAACCGAACAATCTACATACAGCTAAACGGAGCCAATGAAAGTCTTCTGATTGAAGAAACACAAAGGGCCGCATGAAGCGGCCCTTTCTTTACACCCTACGATGTATCGCCAATATCAATCCCTCTGAAAGCGCATATAGACGGCGCCGGAAGATCACGGCGAAAAGCACCAACAGCAAATACAAGCCAACCCAAACGTAAGGAAAGAAAACCCCTGGCGTTAGGCCGCTACCCTCAGGAATCAGCAACCGAAGAGACTTGACCACAAGCTCCCCTGAAAAGGTGTTAGCGATCATCCATTCCCCGTCCTGACAATACTTCCCCTCGAAGCTCAGCCCTTCGCTTTTAGGGTCGTAGTAACTTTTCTCTCGACATAGCCAATCAGTAGTACCCCCAGCCCACATAACCCAATTCGCAAAGAGAATCCAAAACAGCAGAGAAACATATCTTGCAATTTTCATTACGCAGCCTTACTCACAAGCACCAGACTGAAGCCTGCTCAGAAATTTCTTTGATATTGGAGTTTGCCATTTCTCTTGAGAAACAAGCCGTAACTCCGTAGTGCCATCCTCAGTCTTAGTGCCGAGAACTATGTCAGATGGAAGCGATGCCCCAAAGAAGCCCGGGAAGGAATACTTGACGACGAAACTGTCGTCATACGCATCGTATTGACCATCTACAAGCCATCCGTTGCCACAGTACGGATGAGCCTTCATCCCTTCATAAGCCTGCCTGACCGGCATATCTACGACGATGACTTGATAGGGCTCCCGATGCTCTATCGGCTGACCAGCACACCCGGCAAGCGCTATTCCTCCCATACTCCCCAGCCACAACAACCTCACGCGCATCAATGCTCTTCCTACTTCCGTTGCTTCTCAGTGATGCGTCGAGCGCTGCTTTTCAGCCGCTCCAACGCAGAACGCTAATCATAGTATGTAGAATCATAGTATGTAGAATCATAGTATGCATAGACTGACAGTGGGCAGATGCCCGTCAAGCCTCAGCAATGCACCCTTGTCACCATATTCGCTGCCAACGTGCGAAGGAGACGCCTTGAGCTCGGCCTCTCGCAAGAAGAGCTAGCCGAGGCCGCAGGTGTGCATCGTACTTATGTGGGGATGTTAGAGAGGGGGGAGAAAACGTGACGATCTACAATATCGAGCGTATTGCACAAGCCCTGAGCTTAGAACCTGCCGCATTACTTACAGCGCATTAACAAACGCCCTCAGACTCAAAGAATCCCCGCCCCAAAAAAAACCCCTGACAAGCAGGGGTTTAAAACTAATAATTATTTAACTAGAAGGGGCTAAGCGAGACCGCCCAAGAGTGACCTGACCACTTACCATGTACGGCCTTAACTTCCTTAACCGTCGATAGTAAGCCAAAAGCACTCTAATCTGTTGCAATGCATTTGCTTCTATAGCATTGAATTCCTCTCTATACTGCTCCCAAAGCATGACGGAAAAGAACTGATCAACAAAGCTTACAAGCTGCTGAACAACGCCATCAGTTAGGAAAATATCTACCTGACGCCTTTCATCTTCGAAGCCGCCAAGATTATTTTCTGAAAAGTAGCGATAGACCCTTCTATAGAACAACTCTAAATCATTAAAAACATCATCATCGCAAATTCTAACAGCCGCACGCTCAATCTGAGCCGCCATTCGCGGCAACATATTTAACCTTATGTGCCCGGGCGAGTTAAATCTCAGCTCAGCCACCCAAGGTCGATGAATCGATGGTATAACTGACTTCAATCCACTAAAAATATTAACAGCGCTAAAGCCGCCAGTCCATTTCGCCATTACCCTCGCAAGAGTACCTCTGACCGCCTCTCGCCCTAAGTGCTCAAGACCATAGTGAAATGAATATAGCTGCTGATATAGCTTGGGCACTAACGAAAGGTCGTCTATGTACAACTCACGATCCAAGCCAATAAAATAATCATCAGTTACATCAAAAGCTAACTGCCGCGCAGCAGGCGTTGCTATATCAGAAGTCAGATAAGAATTCTCAGACGGCTGATATTCTTCGGGAAGTTGCTGAAAAGTAGTTTTGACGAAGGCAGATCTTCTAGCAGACGCCCCCATATCAAAAACAGTTAACCAGTCCGCACGCTCAAATAATTCCCGCAAAGAAAGTAGGCCATCTAAGTACCCCCTTAAATCTGCACGCACCACTGGAACCATACACCACCGATTCCGCGAAGCCGTACAATCAAGCCAAGAATAGAGAACATCATCCCCCTCTTCACTTTTGAATAAACTAAGGAGAGGGCCATCAAAGTCTATTAAGTCGGCATTCCACGTATGCTTCGGGATGTTCCGACCATCAATTCTTCGCCCATCCACTCGCAAGAAAGACATTATGGTATCTCCCCAGCCAAAGAGAATGAGAGGAGAAAGTCATAACTAGCATATGGATGAAAATCAAAATGTTGCCGTTCATCCACTGGCGTACATAGGCCATCCTGTGGCGTCAAATCTGCGCGCGCCACATACCCGCCAAATATCTTGCGCGCACGCCTAAAGTGACTTTCCAGATGCTGAAATGCTGTAACGCTTCCGGCATAAGATGCATGCATAGAAAGGGCCCAACAGGAGCACTTCTCTTCGGAGTCTGCTGCCCTGAGAAAGCGAGGCGGATTCTTAACAGCCTGGGGCAGGAAGCATTCCCGACTTGGGCTTCCTGCGACCCAGCGCCAAGCCTCGCGATTCACACCCACGGCTGATGCAGGTGGGCATTGATCAACACCAGCCGCAATCTGAGCGACTTCATTCTGATAAGCGAGAACCATCCTTTGTTCCGATACTCCGCAAGAATCATGGTTATGTGGGCCGCAGCTTAGTAGAAAACTGCGCGAGCTGCACCACCGAGCCACTTATGTTAAGTCGTGAGCGCGCACGGCTCAGGATGTCCCAAACCAAGCGCCCAATGCGCTCGACTGAAAAATACAGGCCGGCAACATCACAGGCCATCAGCCCCTGGGGCCGACTCGCTTGTCGTTGCCACTTTGTAAACCGCAACGTAAATTCTTTATGAACCATCAACCAGCCCCATCAGGGTGTGACACTGCAGAGCTGGTGCAGGGCCTCAAGCGCAGGGATTTAGCTGCTTGCAGAGGGGAACAGGCTCACGGTTGACCATCCCCCCGGCTCCACCAAACGCAAACGATAAGCCACTGATTTTCCTAGTGAATTTCAGGGGCTTTTTCATTCTCAGCCTTCGCCGTCGAAAAAGTGTCGACATGGGATTGAGACGTGCGCAAAAGTGCGTATATAGTAGTCGCAGGCACTGATGGGTACCTGCCGCTTGCACTGGCGAAGCTCAGCACCATCTCTTTCTCCCTTTCGACTTGGCATCTCCTCCAGACGCGCCAAGCGGTTAGCAAGCAACTGCATTCCGATGCGCGTCGCCGGAGCATTTGCCATGCCTAAATACAGCGCTCTCAATCTGATCAAACGCAAGGCTAAGGCCTTTGCGGATGCGAACGGCATTCCGCTTTCCTCCGCCCACAACCAGCTGGCTCAGCAGTTCAAGTTCAACAACTTCCACGAACTGACCGTGGTCGCTGGCCAATCGACGTTAGACCCCCGCATTGCACTTGCGGCTTTCGGCACTACCGAGCTAGACCAAGCAATCTGGGAAGATGACCTGCCCGATGCCCTGGACATGCTTCTGGAAGAAGCGCTGAGCAGCGCAATAGCCGACACCAACGCCTATGACTTCTCGTTCGAAGATCTTGATATCGAGCAAGCAACCTACGATGAGGCGAATGGGACTCTGACGCTGATCGGGTCACTGACCTACTCCGGCACGCCGGACGAAGATCGTATGTACCACGGCAGCAAGTTCTATTTGGACGTACAACTGACGCTGCTGCGCCGTGACGAGAAATGGATCTTTCACGATGAAATAGGGCTGGAAATCCTTGCTGGTGAAAGCGACGTAGATCGTGACCATCAAGCGGAGGAAGAAGATCTCTACCAAAGCTACCTCAAGGATCAGTGAGATAAACCGTCACAAGGACGTGACACATCCAACCACCCTAGCGGGCCTAGTCTCACAGCATCCAACAAATGGTCAGGCGACAGATGCGCGTATCGCATGGTCATTGTGAGGGTGGAATGACCTAGGATTTTTTGAAGCGTGAGGATGTTGCCGCCATTCATCATGAAGTGGCTCGCGAAAGTGTGCCGGAGAGCATGGCTGGCCTGCCCTTGCGGAAGCTGAATCGTGGTTCGTTCTAAGGCGCGGCGGAAAGATGTGATGCAGGACGTGAACGGACCATGCATCCGCCATTGCGCCCTCACCCGCTCAGCTAGTTCTTGTGGAATCGGTACGTGGCGTACCTTCCCTGACTTGGTTCCGGCGTAGGTCACAACGTTGCCCTAGAGCCGTTGCACGGGGAGCTTTTCCGCCTCGGACCATCGAGCACCGGTAGCCAGGCAGAGCAGCGTCACCAGCTCGGTATGTGGGTTGTCGCACCGGTTGCGGATGGAGTCGAGAAGCTCGCCGATCTGCTCGATCGTCAGCCACGACAGTTCCCGCTCCTGCAGCTTGAGCAGCTTCACCCCGGCCAGCGGGTTATCGTAGTCGATCTGCTTCAAGTCCTTCAGCTCGTTGAACACCGCGCGGATGTATCCCAGTTCGTTGCTCAGGGTCTTCCCGGATATCCCCTCCTCCAGCCGCTTCCGCCGCAAGCTCGCGTAAGAGGATGCATCCAGGGCCGTCGCTACCGGGTCACCCTATCGGGCAGCCAATTGCAACAGCTTGGAGAGTCGTCAAGGCGCGTCGCGCAGTGAATGGCCGTGCAGGTCATACCAGACTTGCACCAGCTCGGAGAGCCTTCGGCGATCCTTGGGTTTGATGCTCCACGCCGGGTTCTCTGTGCACTTCTGCCGCACCGTGGCTTCGAAGCGCTGGGCCTCGCCCTTGGTCTTGAACCGCTTGCGGAAGCGCTTGTCCTTGATCGCTTCGACGTCAACGAACCAGAGGCCGTCCGGGAGCTTGGTGATGCTCATCAGACGGCATAGCCTCGCCTGAGGTAGCGGTCGGAAATCAGGTGCTTGATGTACTGCTCCAGCTCGCGGCGAGTCCAACCCTTGGCCAGATAGTGGTCTTCGATGACGTGCCAGAACTCCAGTCGGTGGGCGGACTCAATCGCCTTTTTTGCGGGGATGCGCTCCCGTGCGATCAGGCAGATGAACTGGCCCAGGAGCATCTCGCAGTTCTTGCCGGAGAAGCCCATGGTCGTCTTGTGGTAGCGGCGGTATTCGACGCGTTCGATCGGCGGGTCGGCTTCGACCTGGACCTTCACGTCCTGCATGATCAGCGACCAGAACGGGTCATACACGGCATCACGGGCGAGAAGCTTGTAAGCCTCGCAGGCGTAGCCGAACAGGCCTTGCAGGTGCGCTTCGGGGGACTGACCAAGAACACCGCGCAACTGGTGACGCTGTTCGCCCTGTCGAACCTATGGATGGCCCGTCGGCACTTGCTGGCCGGCGCAGGAGAGGAAAACACAGAAGCCAGGGCAAAAGCCTGGCTTCGGGTGAATCAGCCCCCGAAGGCTGGGCTGAAAAAGGAGTCAGGTCGCCAATCGGTTGCGTGTGACTGACTTGTTCGGAGCTTCCTTAGGCGCCCGCCTCTTCGATATCCGCGAAGTTGCTGATTTTCACCGCGCCATCCGGGAAGCGTGCAATCACTTCCAGCTGACCGCCCATGGCTTCGATGTGGCTGCGCAAGGTGGAGATGTACATATCCGTACGCCGCTCCATCTTGGCAATTGCCGGCTGCTGCACCTGCAGCACTTCAGACAGCATCTTCTGCGACAAGCCTCTAGCCTGGCGCAACTCATTCAGGGGCATTTCAGCCAACAGTTCCTGGGCCTTGGCCTCGACGCGGGCCTGTGCCTCAGGCGACATTTGCGCCCGAAGGTCGGAGAATTTCTTAGCCAT